GCGGGCCCACCAACAGCGGCCGGCTAGAGCGCGGATCGACGTCAATCGCGACCACAGCTAAGGGGCCCCGAGCTCGGAGGGATCATGCCCTACAGATCAATGAAGCAAGCCGAGGAGGCAGGAGCTAAGACCGAGCTCGGAGGGGCGAAGCTCAGCCTCGCGCAGATCAACGCGGTCGCGGCCGTGGCCGACCGATTGAAGTCGGAGGATAAGGTCGACTCCCCCTACGCGGTCGCGATCGCGGCCTTCCAGAAGTCGCACAAGATCGAGAACGGAAGATGGATCGAGAAGAAGCCCAAGAAGGTCGAGCTCAGCGCGGCAGAGGAGGATCTCGCCGCTCTGATCTACGCTGACAGGGTCTATGCGGCCAACGAACACGGAGTGATCGAGTTCTCGGAGTTCGAGAACCCGCCCGGGACCCGGACAGTCAAGGACGTGGAGCTCCTCGAGGAAGGCGTTCACGTCGACAAGCATCACAAGGTGCTCGTCGTCGACGAGGCCAAGATTAAGGCGATCCCTGAGATGTTCGATCGCCTCGCGGCTCTCGGATTCCGGCCGCCCGTGCGCCTGACTCACGACCCGGATCACCCGCTCGCCTCGGGCTTCCCGTCCCTCGGATGGCCCACACGCCCGCGGCCGTGGTACGACATCAAGAACGAGAAGTGGAAGCTCACTTCCGACTTCGTCGGTGTCCCGAACGTGTTCGCGGACATCATGGAGGCCGGCGGCTACGATTTTATTAGCTCCGGGCTATATCAGGACGTGAAAGTGGGCGACTACACCGCGCCGTTGGCGATCGACCACGTCGCCGTGCTCGGTGTTGTTCACCCGGCCATAACGGGCTTGAAGGGGATCACTGGGATCCACAGGCTCTACGAAAACGAGATGGCCGCAAGGGACGGTGTGACAGTGAGCGCCGCGTATCTGTTCGAGGATGGCGGGCTCAAGCCCGATGGCGAGAAGGAGGGAGGAGCGACAATGCCCGACCAGTTGACGCCGGAACAGCTTGCATCCTACGGGGTGACGAGCGAGACCGACCTTCGTGCGAAGATCGCGAAGGCCGGGGAGGCAGACAAGATCCAGAGCGATGCCAAGATCGAGCTCGAGGCCGCGCGGGGTCAGATGCGACTCGCCGCGGCGAACGGATTCATCGCCGCGGCCAAGGAGAAGATCCCACCGGCCCTGCACGACGATTTCCGCGTGGTGCATATGGGGCTCGCGGAGCACGGGAATGCGATCGAGTTCGCTCGCCCGTCGAAGGACGGCCTCAGTGCTGAGACCGTCAAGAAGGATCCCATGACCGCTCTGACGACGATCGTCGGGAAGCTCGGGAAGGCGATCGAGCTACAGGACGAGAACGCGCCGGAGGGCGGGAAGGATCAGGAGCATCTCACGGACGAGGAGAAGGCCGCGAAGAAGATCGCGGACGATGCCGCGGCCGCGAAGAAGAAGGAGGAGGGCGGCGACGACAAGCCGGAGGAGGGCAAGACTGACGACGTCGTGGAGCTCGCACGGGGTGGTGTCGCCTCCCGCACGTTGATGGCCGTCGAGCAGAAGAAGCTCAGCCGGATCATCGAGGAGCGCGACGGTGTCGATCGTGGCACGGCCATGTCGATAGCCGCGGTCGAGCTCGCCCGCGCCGGCTATGGTACGGATGCGTACGTGCCGCCGGAGGGCCTCGAGGAGCCCAAGAAGGAGAAGGACGACAAGAAGTAGTGCTGGCCAAGTCACGGGGGGCCCGGGTCCCCCACCCACACTTTCTGTCAGAGGAGGTGAACACCAATGGCAGATACCGCATACGACGAAGTGTGTCAGCACGGCCAGTTCCGTGAGGACATTCAGTATGCAGTCACGGAGGACGACGCGGTTGTGCTCTATCAGGGCGTCGCGTACGGCGCGACCTCGGGTTACATCACGAGCACTACCGTGGCTACGGATGGCAGACTCGCGGGCTTCGCTCAGCAGTCAGTCACCGCGGCCCAGACCGACTATACCGGAGATGGTGCGGCCGGCGTGGCGATGCCGATCTTCCGCATCCCGGTCATGATCCACGGCTCCACGCGATTCATGTGTGGTGCGAACACGAGCGTGACCTACGGCATGTGGCAGGTGCTCGAGGGCACAGATGGTCGGCTGGTCGACGCCGGCGCGACCTCGAACACGCTCTACGTCACACACGGGATCGCACAGGACGACCCGGACGCGGACGGCGAGTGGGGGCACATCATCATCAACCTCAACGTGCCGTACTACTCGGCCACGACATAGGCCGACTGACCGAACAGATCAGGCAAGAGGACTCCGGCTCCCCGAGTTCCTCGGGACGGCCTCTGCTTCGCAGAGCGCCGGGATCCTGCCTCAACTACGGATGCAGACTACGGAGGGAGGACCATGCCTGCCCCGACAGAAGTCCAGGCGCAGGACGAGGTTCTGAACAACATAGCCTCGTACTACCACCACGAAGGCACGGTGCATCAGACCATCGCGCCGATCGTGGATGTGAAGCGGATCACGGGCCGCTACTACGTGTTCGGACGTGAGGAACTTCGCGTCATGAACGACACCCTCGGCCGCCGCTCTCACGCGAACGAGCTCGAATGGCACACGACCACGTCGATGTACAGGACCGTGGCTCGTGGCTTGCGGACATTCATCGGGACCGAGGACCGCGAGAACGCGGATCCTGTGATCCAGCTTGAGACCACAGGGACCGAGAAGATCATTCGGGCTCTCGATCTCGCCGCGGAGGTTCGTTGTGTGGCGGCTGTCTCGGCCGCGATTACGGCGACAAGTGCGACCGCGGCTGGTACTGCTTGGCAGACCGGCGGGACGACAGGGAAGCCCCTGACGGACATCGCCGCGGCCAAGTTCAACTTCAAGCGGGCATGCGGACGCCCGCCGAACGCGATTGTGATTCCTGACCAGTGCGTAGCCAAGATGGTCTTGTGCGACGAGTGGCGGGAGCAGTTCACGACCACTGAGGGTGCGGCCAAGACGATTGGCACGTACTCGGCGCTTCCCCCGCTCATCGACGGCATGACGCCGTTGGTGCCGTCGCAGTTGAAGCTCTCCGGCTCGCCCGGAGTGTCCGACGGCCTCGGTCCAGGCGGGACTCCCAGTCTCACCTCTGTGTGGGGTGACAACGTGTATCTGCTGTGGGTGAACCCTCGCCCGGCGATCATGGATGCCTCGTTCATGTACACCTTCGCCACCACTCGTCAGCGTGTCAGGAGATACGACGACGAGTCCGTGGGCATCGGTGGCGGGACGTACATTCAGGTCGAGAAGCAGGACACCATGAAAACCGTCAACGTCTACATGGCTCGAGAGATCTCGAACGTCATCTAGGCTGCGGCGGGATGCTAGGGGTGCGTCGAATGGGAGGAAGGGCCCGGACGGCGCGCCCCCGGCGGCGAAGGAGGTCAAGCGTGGCGAAGTCGAAGAAAAAGAAGGCAGCCGCACAGAAGCGGTGCAAGGCGAACCGCAACAGGATCTTCGTCCATCCACAGGGCGACGTGCTCCAGTGCGAGCAAGGCGTATTCGCTCCTGGACAGTACGTCCCCGTCGAGGATCTCCCGGCCGACATGGTCGGGGACTGGTTTCAGACGGGCCTTCTGATCGAAGAGCAGATGTACCGGATGTATCACGGGGCTGACTGGAACGCACGACACCCGAAGGATCAAATCAAACCCGGGCAGGGCGGCGTCGACATTCACCACGTCGTGCCCACGACCGGCGATGAGATCACGGATCCCGGCGGGGCGGCTCCGACGATCGGGGGCGGTGACGGAGCCGCCGATCTCACCGATTGAGAGGCGAATCATGCCGGCATACTGCACCGATGGTCAACTACGGCGAGCGTGGAAAACGCTTCACGAGGACACGGACTACGACGAGCTCGCGGAGCTCCGCAAGCGTGCTATGGACACGATCGACGCATGGATCGGGACGGTGTTCAACGTCCCGTTCTGTCCGTGGTTGCACGTCAACGCCGTGGATGGCAACACCCTGACCATCGACCTACAGGACGTGGGCTACCTCAAGGCTGGTGACACGATCATGTTCTATGACAACTCCGAGGAGAAGATGGGGCAGAGCGCGGGCACGATCAGCACTGTGAGTACCGCGACTATCACGATCTCGGGATTGACGGGAATCGCGGCCGGCGACGAGATCGCCGTCTACTCGGACATCACGGTGTCGAGTGGACGCACGATCCGCGTCGTCGGCCCTCCGCCGGAGGTCAACGCGAAGGCCGTCGATGTCAGCCGCTACTATGGGCACACCGACCTGAGCTCACTCCAGGACGCGACCGATTCGATCGTCAAATCGTATGAATCGGCCGTCGAGTGGGGCGGCCTCCTCCGTGATGGCACGGCAGATCTCACGGGTGCGGATGCTCAGACCGTCGGATACATGACCACCTACGAGACCGAGCCCGCGATGAACGTCGACCATCCTGTGACGTGGGGCTTCGACGAGAATCATCCTGCCCGTGACCAGGACGCGAACACTGATACCGGACTTGATCCGTAGGAGGCGACGTGCGGAGCTATCAGGCCGGAGCGACCCAACAGGGAGCCGCCTTTGTCATGGACAAAGGTGATCTCCTCAAGTTCACGGGTCTGCTCAACCAGCTTCGGATCAACGCCATGCATCCCGAGCCGTTCCTCACGCTCGCCGGCGAAGCGGTTCGGATCGAGACTCTCAAGTCCTTCGAACTCCAGTCTGAGCCCCAACATCGCCGGCCGTGGAAGCGGCTCGCGAAGCCGACCACGGCTCGCCGGCCCAAGGGGAAGCGCAAGACCACCAAGCGGTACAGCGCGAAGATCCTTCTCGATACCGGCCGCCTCCGTGGCTCTATCACGATCAGGAAAACCATGCTCCCGCCGACGGTCTGGATCGGGACGAACATCATATACGCACGGACCCATCAGTTCGGGGATCCCGCACGGAACATCGCCGCGCGTGCGTTCCTGCCGACGGGTTGGACGGCGCCTCTATCTATCCGAACCAAGAGAGCTCTACAGTCGCAGATCAAGAAGGGCGGCGCGGGCCGCCATGTGAGGTGACAATGCCTAGTCAAGATATTCTGGAGTGGCTGGCCGACAACGGTATGACTGAGGTGTTCACGAGCGACGAGGTAGACAACCCGACCTCGGGCCCCGGCGCGGTTCTGTTTCAGTACACCGCGACCGCACCGCTCCTGACTCTCCGGTACTCCTTCATCAACGACTCAACCAACGTCGTGATCTACGAGATCCGACTCGACGGTGAGGTCGTGCACAAGCCGATCGCGCATCCCAACCTAGTTGAGCCGGTCAACGTCGTGATTCCGGTTGCCGTGGGGCAGACGATCCTCGTCGGGACGGTGACGGACGAGAGCGCGAACGGGACGAGCCGCGTCGTCGTGGAGTATATCAAGGGTTGATTCCGGCAGGAGGTCGCGGTCGTGGCTGAGGACACATTCTATCCGAGTCCGTACGGGTACATAGGCGACAGCGGTTCGACCGCCTACGACAACACCGGGACCGCCTCTAAGTGTTACACGCTGGCCAACATCGTAACGGGGAGTGTCGAGCGGGCCTACTTCTCCTTTGATACCTCGTCGATTCCGGAAGTTGCGACAATCGTCGATGTGTCGATTCGAGCATACTGCGACTTTCTCTCGTTCTCAGTTGAAATAAACCTGTTAACGATCGCGGGCATGGTCTGGTGGGAACACGACGTGATCGGCGCCAGCATCACGACGGGGGACTGGGGTCTTGCGAACTTCGGAGCCTACAAGCTTTGGGGATCTGGTCAGCCTCCTCCGAGCCTTCCATCCTCAGCGGACATAGATCTGCCGAACGCAAGTGTGAACGTCGATGGTGACAGCGACTACGAGTTCAGAGACGCGAGTAATTGGACCGACAGCTCTGAGGGTCCTCGACTTGGGTACTACGCGAAGAAACCTATCGGGACTGTGAGGATGTGGCTCACCGTGACGTTTTCGATTCCCAAAGGACTGTTCAACCGCTGGAACTGGCGGCTTCCCGCTATGCCCGGGTTCTCGAACGTGATCGCGGCCGTCGTCCTCCCCTCGGGCGATCTCAAGGTCTTGGCCCGGTTCTATCCGCGGCCTCTGGAGGCGTAACATGCAGATGGTCAAGCAGAGCGTAGAGCGGAAGATCCCTTGCCTCCTAATCGAGTCCTCCGATGGTCAGACGCCGGACACCGGCGTTGCCGCTGGCTCCGTGACGATCAGCTACCGCAAGGAAGCCGCGACATCGTTGACCGCCAAGACCGCAACGGGCAACTGGACGGAGGTGGGCAAGGGCGTCTACCTGATAACGTGGTCGACGACCGACCTCAACACTGTTGGGCGGTTCGACTTCATCGTGGAGGTGTCGGGCGACATCAACTACTACGGGTCGCTCGTGGTCAGCGCGAATCTCCTCGACGACCTTGCGACTGACATCGCCGCGCTCAACGACCTCGACGCGGCCGGCGTGCTCGCGGCCGTGACCAACGACGACACCAAGTGGGCCGGCGCGCATGTCGACGCGGCGATTTCGACGCGGAGTTCACACAGTGCGGCCGACGTCGTCGCGCTACTGAACGATCCGACTGTGGCTGCAATTGTGACCGGGATCTGGACCGAGGCGCAGGCAGGCTACACGACTCCAGGCACGTTCGGTTACTTCCTCGATTTGCAGGTCTCGGCGGCCGGCGGGGGCGCCGCTCCCACGGTCGCGCAGATCGCGGAGGCGGTCCACGACGTCAAGGTGACATTCAACAAGACCACAGGTGGGCTCGTAATCACGATGGCCGACGACATGCCTCTGACCTCTGTCACGATCACTGACACGGCTGGGGAGGTGACGCGCGAATGAGCTTCGATGCCGTAGGGCTCCTGACCGACGGGCACGCCTCGGGCTTCAACACGTCGTTTCTCAACTACTGCCCGGTCATGGTCCGTGTGATCGACGAGGCTGGCGCCGCGATCTCCGGCGCGACAGTCACGATCGGATCCACGGCTCTGACTACGGATGGGAGCGGGCTCATCACTGAGACCGAGTTCGCGGCTGGTGCGTATTCCTTCCTGATTACGGCTCCAGGGCACCGATCGGTGCTCTCGCAGGTGACGCTCGCCGGCCGACGGGACTGGACAATCCCTCTGAAACCGACGAGCTATCCGGGCACAACGCCCGAGATGATGGAGGTGGTCGACGCTCTCAAGGCCGATCTCGACGCGGATCCCACGCTCACCGCTATGGACGGTTGGCAACCGGCCGTGAGGTGCTACGACTCAACGATGCCGGATCTCGAGGGATCCGGGCTACGCACCGTCTATATCTGCCCCGTCCTCGATGAGCACCGCGGAGGAGCGGATCAAGGTCAGGGACTACGGGCCGACGGCACCGAAACTCAGATGTTCGGGCTCTACTACCACATCTCTCTCTACCCCTGTGTCACGATGGAGGGTAAGGGCGCTGAGGGCCTCCTGACGGACGACGAAGGGCTCGAGGCTATGACGACCGCCGTCAAGAATCTCATTCGCTTCAATGACCTCGACGGGCTCGTGGGATGGCTTGAGCGACCGATCGGCGTCCAGAGGGATGTCGGAGCCGATGAGCATGCAGGGCAATTCTATCACAAGCTCAATCGTGTTATGCTCCGCGCGTTCGTGGGCGAGGACGACACGTAGGAGGACCGATGCCGACACCGATGCAGTCCATGCACGCTAGGTGGAAACGAGAGCGAGAGGCGGCCGAGGCGGGCAAGGCCCCGGCCACGCGCCGAACACGGCGCACCACGCCGGCGACGCCGGCGACAGCGGACCCCGGGGCGGCTACCGAGCCGGACCCGACACGAGAGGAGGACGATAGCTAGATGAGCGTCACAAAGGACAACATCTGCAACGGCCCTAGTACCTGCTCGCTGAACATCGCGGCAGCCGGCCTTGTTGATGTTGGGGCCATCGCACCCGGAGGCGTGACGATCACGCGCGAGCCGGAGATCCTCTTGATTCACCCGGAGCAGACCATGGGTCCCATCAAGGGGTATCCGACGAGCGAGTCGTATGTGATCGCGTTCACGATCTGGGAAATGACGACGCGCAACGTCGACCTCATGGTGTTCGGGGGCGACGGGAGCTACGACGCGACGCCGGCGGCGGCTGACGACTTTGGAGGCACCGACGTGTGCACCGAGGCGGTTCTCACGGTTTACGGAACCTGCCCCGGCCAGCTTCAGCGGGCTATCACCTTCAATCAGGCGATCCCCGTAGAGCCCGGCGACTGGATACAGTCCCGGGAAGCGGAGCACAACATCGGCGCGAAGTGGCGATCTCTCTGCGATCCGGACGACAACACGATCGGGTCAATGGAGGACACCGCGCCCGCGTAGCCTCCTCCTAAAACCACGGCCGAAGAAGAAAGGCCGACAATGGCACTGTGGCGACAAAAACAAGGCTATTGGTGCTGCTCGGATGTGAACCTCGTCGCCGCGATGATGGTCGAAAACTACGTCATCAAGGACGGCGTGATCGACGACACGGACGCGCTACCCCCGGTAGACCTCGCGTTCGCGTACATCGAACTCGTGCCGAGGAAGATCCCGAAGAAAGGGCGACGAGGTTCGTCTGGCAAGGACCGGCTAGTCTACACCGGGCCCAACGATGTCCGACGGCGGGAACTCCGCGAGTGGAAGCCGGTCATCATGTTTGCGCTCGCACCGTTCGAGCACTCACACCGACTAGCCAACGCGAAGAAAGATATGTGGTTCAATGGCACACTGTTCAGTCCTCCGGTCTACGGCGTCCAGCATCACGCACTGATGCGGATAGTCGAGCAGATCAGGGAGGAGTTCGAGCGAAAAACCGGCCGGCCGACGAGTCTCAAGAACAAGGCGTTCGCGGTGAACCTCATCGACGGCGTCGCGCGGTTGGCCACCGAGAGATCAGAACTCTCGGCAGAAGCGAAGGAGATCCCGAGTGTCGCAGTTAGAGGAGAAGAAGCCCGAATCGGGGCCCGAGGACTCATCCACAAGTGAGACGAAAAAGGACGGAGCGAAGGCGCTCCTCCGTCGCGTTGTAGTTGAAGGCGCTCCCGAGAAGCCGGCCGTGGGGGCCGCGGCTGACGCCCTCACGGTCTCGCTCGACGTCGATACGCCGCCCGAGGTGGCCGATGAGGGCCCGAAGAAGCCCAAGAAGAAAACGGCGGCAGAGAAGCGCAAGGAGCGCATCGAGGCTGAGATCGAGAAGATCATCGAGGCAGGGACCTACAAGGCGAAGTATCTCCCCGATCCCCTCCTGATCAAGCCGATGGGTCCCTTCGTTGAGGTGGTCTCGACAGCGTTCGCCGCACTCATGGAGAAGGCTGAGACCCCGCCGATCGACCATTTCCAGACTCAGGTCAGAGATGAGCACCCGGACTGGCACCCCGAACGTGTCGCCGGCGTTGCCGTGCAACGGTACGTCGGGGAGCGCGGGAGGTTGGCGGTGATCGCCGCGGCTAAGGTGTCGGCCGAGTCGAACCTGATGTATGAGCTCGCCGGACTCGCGGTCGGACAGGATCGCGCATGGGCCGAGGAGCATCTTCTTCCTGGTGAGGCTATGCGGATCACCCGTGCGGCTATCATCATCGGTGAGGTACGCGATTTCTTGGGGGAATCCCTCTCGATCCTCGGAACAGAAGTGGTCGAGGAGGACGAGGAGGAGGACGAGGCTACAGCGTCTACGCCCGCACCGTCGGGCGCAGGATCCGCGGAGCCGTCGTCCGACTCTACGGCCTCGGGCCCCGAGGATTCGACGAGCTAGAAGCCCGCGACGCGATCGAGGGCTATCGAACCGCTCAGGCTGTCACGAAGGAGGACATATTCCACGTCGGAGTCGCCGCCGCGTGCGGGACTACCGGCAAGATCGCAGAGCTTGCGGCCTACCTGATGGGGGACGATCCGAGCAGGATCAACGAACCGATCGAGGCCAAGGGCGAGACACCGGAACCCTTCCTCCGGCGCATACTCGAAACGCCCGGGGAGCACGTCGAGGTGGCACTAACACCCGACGGCGAGTACGACCTCGCGGCCTTCTTCGACGACGAGGAATAGCCAAGTGCCAGTCGTGGGTTTCGGCGGTGAGATGGCCTTGCGAACGGCCGTCACACTCGGCAACAAGCAGTTTCTAAAGAGCATCGATCAGATGGAGCGGCGGATGGGCGGTTTTACTTCGTTCATGCGCCGCTCCTCTCGCACGTTCGCTGCTGGGTCTCTCGCCATAGGCGCCGGCCTCGGTCTTGCCGTGAAGGCAGCCGGGGACTTCGAGCAGTCGATGGCGAACATGGACTCTGTAGCCAACACGACCGGCGCGGAGTTCGCCCGGTTGAGGCAGCTCGCATTCGACATGAGTACGACGACGATGCGATCTGCGACCGAAGCGGCCGGGGCGATGTACGAGCTTGCGTCGGCTGGCCAACGGGCTGAACAGATCTTCTCGACGCTCCCGTCCGTGATCAAGCTCGCAGACGCGACGCAGTACGACCTCTCCCAAACGACCTCAACTGTCGTCGCCACAATGAACGCCTTTGGTTTGGAAGCGTCCGACACCGAACGTATCATCAACGTCATGGCGGCCTCGATCGGTGGCTCGATGGCAAAGATGGACAAGCTGTCGGCGTCGTTCGCCTACATCGGCCCCGTGGCGCGTTCCGCTGGACTGAGCATAGAGGAAACGTCCGCCGCCCTGATGGTCCTCTACAATGCTGGCCTTGATGGGTCTGCGGCCGGCACATCGCTCCGTCGAATCCTTGCATCACTACTCAAGCCGACCGAGAGCCTCACGAAGCGCATCGAGGATCTCGGGCTCGAAATGTCTGACATCGACCCTCGCGTGAATTCGATGAGCGAGATCATGCAGACGTTGAAGGACTCCGGGCTCGATGCGACTGCCGCCTTCGAGGACTTCGGACTTCGTGGAGCTCCGGCTCTGCTTGCCCTCCTTGCGGCGGGCGACGGACTCGACGAGTTCGAGACCATGATCACCGGCACGGATCGCGCCGCCGAAATGCTCGCGCGGCAGATGGACGCTGTAGGCGCGCAAGCGACCATCCTTAAGAACACGCTGATCACGCTCGGCATTAAGATCGGGGAGAAGCTCCTGCCGATGGTTCGGGACGTGACTGGCTGGCTCCAACGGCTACTGGAGAAGTTCGACGGGCTGAGCGATTCGAGTTTCGAGCTCATAGCAAAGATAGCGCTTCTGGCCGGCGGGCTGTTGGGTGTCCTGTCGATCGTTGGGCGAATGGCGCCACTCCTCGGAGCGGCGGCCGGGCCGATAGGGATTCTGGCGATCGCGGTCGGTGCGCTCGCGACGGCCTACGTCCTCGCCGACAAGACCATGTCCGATTACTACGACGCACTTCGGGACGGCAACGCGGCCGAGGCTGAGGCGCTACGCAACAAGACCGAGTGGGCCGCCATGATGAAGGCCCTGTTCTCGCCCGAGTACTGGGAGGCAGTCGGCTCTGACATTTTCATCTTCTTCCAGCGGCTTGGTGCGGGAATGTCAGCGTTCTTCGCGGCACTCAAGAACGACGCCAGGCTGATAGGCGAGGCATTCGATCCCAAGAACTGGATCGACCCTGACTGGAGGCGGCAGTTTGCCGAGAGCTTCCAGCTAGGGGACGTCGGACAGTTGATGTCGGACGCATGGGAGAACGCGCCTGTTGATCTGCCGGAGGGTGCGACCTCCTGGACGGCTGATTTCTATGACCGTATGTTCACCCCTCCCGCGGATGCCGCCGAGAAGATCGTCGCTGGCATCGCCGAGGTCACGGCGGTTGCCGCTGAAGCCTTGACGGGGGGCGGGCTCGCGGTCCCGATGCCGAACCTGCTTGGTGAGATTGCCGATGTCACGGACGAGACCTTGACGGGAGTAGAGGAGCGGTTCCGTGCGATGCGCTCCCGCATCGAGGAAGAAATGCAGTTCGCGGGCGCCGCACTGACCGCATTCATGGTCGACATCGGGCAGAGTCTCGAGGAGAACATCAAGAAGGAGAAGTCGTTCACGCTCGCGATGGTCAAGACCGTCGGGAAGGCGTATGCTGATCTCGTCGAGAAGTTCGCTATGAAGGCGGTGACCAACACTCTCATGGCGCAAGCCGAGACGGTCGGCATCCTATCGATGCAAGGCTTGTTCGACTGGTCCGCGTGGGCGAAGATCGGGCCCGCGATTGCCAAGGGCGCTGCCACGATCGCGCTCATCAAGGCGATCAAGGGCCGACTCGGGTTCCACACAGGTGGGCCGAACTACCAGGAGGGATTCAAGTTCCTCAAGTCGAACGAGCTCGTCATGGACCGGAGTACCGTGCAGCGCGGGGGCTATGGAAGAGCAACGCTCGACGCCGCCGGTGAGGTTGGCATGGGAACAAACGTCAGCGTCGTCGTCAACATCGCCCACGCGACAATGACGAACCCGGAGGTGGACGCCCGGGCTATGGCGCAGATCATAGGTGATGAGGTAGAAGCTCTGTTGAACGGAGGAGCGTAACCGTGGGCGCCATCTTCAAGGTCGTTCTCGCAGACAACGCGGCCGGTACGACGAACGTGTACGTGCTCCCGCTCGATACGTTCATTCCCTCGCCGGCGAAGCGCAAGAAGACGAGCGTCAAGCAGATACCTGGGAAAAGCGGGGGGATCGACACCGCCGACGGCAAGCTGGCTCCGAGCGTGCTCGACGTCACGATGCAGATAGACGACGACGACCCCGTCGACGTCAAGACCCTTCGACAATTGCTGTGGACGAAGTTCCACACCTACGCAGGCAAGTACATCGTCGTGTTCGACACACTTGCCGATCCTGACGTCGTGATGGACTGGTGGCTCTATGACGACGTCGTAGCGTTTGTCGAGTCGCGTGTTCGCCGGATGCACATGCGCGCGACCAGGCTCAAGGTGCAGTTGTCGCTCAACACTCAGCCCTACGAGGGCGGGGGAGATATACCCTAGTGGCCGCGCATCTGGAAGATTGGGAGATCGTTGTTGATCGGCAGGGCGTCGAGAAACTCGCGTTTGGCATGACCGACAATCCGTTTCAGGACACCGAGGCGACTACGTTCGGTTTCTCGTGGACGAACGCGGCACTGGGCGGGTGCGGTAAGGCAAGCATCAACCTCATGTCGCAGAGTGCCTCCTACCTCGCCGGCCTGGATCTCCTCCCGGACGACCGGATGCTGATCAGACTCCAGTGCGGCAACGAAAGCTCGCTCAAGGATCGCTACGTCGGAACGATCCGGCGTGTCGATCTGGGCTATGGAACTGAGCCGAAGATCCGCGGGCTCGAAGCCAACGGGATCGTCGGACAGTTTCGGAAGATCCCCTTGTTCCTGTTCCTCGATGACTCAACAGTCTCGGCCATAGTGATGGCGTTGGTCGCGGATCTTGCCGACAAGTCGGACCTGACAAACTACACCCCATATATCACCTACGGAGCAGACTACACCGTAGCCCACACGGACTTCTTCCATCATTACGCTGACCGTGCAATCAAGCGGCTCGCGGAGCTCGCGGGTCCCGACTGCGTATGGGGTGTCGTGCCTGGCGATTCTGGTACGCCGACAGACGCGCGATTCTACTTCCAGCAATTCGGCGACACAGCCGAGGATCTCGGATTCGAGGTCAACGTAAACGTGGAGGATGCCAAGGGGTCAGTAACCCGTGATCGGATCCTCAATGGGATGCTAGTCACCTGCCAACGCAAAATCGGAGGCGGTGATCTGTGGATGTTTATCCCACCGCCGGCGGACTCGATCCCTTACCGCGTGGGGCTAGAACGAGTGCCGGAGCTCGTCGAGCCGCTTGATGCTTATGCGTGGGCAGAGGCTAAACTCAGCTCCTTCCCGACCGACGACGAGAAGATCTCTTTCAAGGTTCCGAACTTCGGAGAGCAGATCTGGGCGAACGAGATCATCAATACCCCTCTGGCGATCGCCCTCGTTGGAGGAGGGACCGACTATGAAATCATGTGCCGATCGTACACCACGACCGTCGATGGGAGCGGGAGCGTTGATACTGCGTTCGTGCTCGGGACGTTGCCGAGCTTCGGACTAGCCGAGCAGTTCGGGGATCTGTACCGCGATACGATCGTGGCGAAGGCGCGAGAGTTCTGGAGTGGTGCAGAGCTAGCGGCGCGAGACAGTGACGTGATCCGTGAGTGGAGGCGAGCAGCGGCAAAGACCCATGGGATCATGAACCTGTGGGGAACGAACCTAGATAACATCGAGTCGATCTTGACTGCTGGCGCGTGGAATGATGGGGGCTTCGAGGAACCATCCACCTTCCCTAATTACGGGTGGGACTATGATCCCGACAAGCAACGTGCCTTCGGGAAGAACTCTAACGGAACGATTGGCACCATCGCAATCCCTACGGGCATCACAGCGGGAGCAGCGATCGTCTATCTCAAGACCGGTGGGGCGAGTTACTACCAGAACGAGACAGAGGAGTTCGTGCTCAACGAGCACACAGAACCTAACGAGTACTGGTATTGGACTAGCGACTGGTGGGGTTTGCACCCGAAGCTCGTAGGGGCACCGACGAACACATGGCGGATGGCAGTAACACTCAACCACAAGTTCACCACTGGTGTTCCCGAGGCCCCGATGAAGATATGGATGGGCCCAGTTGAGAACCTCGCTCAAAGCTACTTATCAGTGACTACCTATGCCCACATGAAAGCGCTCACTCACTACTACGACATCATTTTTGCGGCGACAACAACAGATCCAACGACAGCATCAGGTTACTGCCTGCGGGTGTTTCGTGGCGCCGACGAGCCATGGGGGAACGTGCTGATGGCTCTCGGATGGGTGAGTGGCGGGACATTCCACTCGAACTGGTGGGATGCAGGAGCAACGCCGGATGGGACATGGGCTCACAGTATCGCACTCGGAACTGACGGAACCGGAGGCGACGGGCACACTTTCGAGTTAGACGTATGGCTTCCAACCACCGGGGGCGAAGGGGAGTTCCGTGTCCGAGTGAGGAAGAACAAAACCACGCAGGTGTTGTGGGATTCGGCCGACGACTTCGGCGACGGAGAGGTGTCATCTAGCGCGCCTAGTCCTGTTGGTGGCTACTACGTGATGTGCGCCTATCACAAGAGCACCGGTGACACGAACACTGATTACTGCATGGGGTTGAGAAATGTCGACATCCAAAGCCCGGGTGGGATAGAGATCGCGGTCACTCGTGACGGAGAGTACTGGACTATCGGGAACCCGAATACGCTTCTGACTCTACTGGGGGACACATACCTGGACGCCGAACGGCAGCTGATGTTCGCGGTTAAGCTTGGGGAGGGGAACAGTCTGAGTTCATGGGCGGTTGGCTTCACCCACGAGACGCCCTCGGCGGAGCTTGCCTGGGAGGATAACACCGGGGACGAGGGCACTGGGGACGCGTACTTCAAGCAGCCCAAGGACTGCACCGTAGACGCGGATTACATCTACGTCACCGACTACAGCAACCATCGCGTGCAAATCCTCACGAACGCGGACCCCCCGGTCTACTCGGCACAATTCGGGACCGAGGGCACAGGGGACGCACAGTTCGATCATCCGTGGGGGATCGACCACGATGACACCTATCTCTACATAGCGGACCAGACGAATCACCGCGTCAAGGTTCATCTCAAAGCGTCACCGTACACGTTCATCCGGTCTATCGGCTCCTTTGCTCATGGGGTCAAGGGCGTGACAGTCACGGGACGCACCTACAGTGCTGACGATCTCGTGTATGTGTCATGTGAGGACGACTACATCTGGATCTACAAGAAGGACGGGACGTACGTCGACAAGTTCCGTCCGTTCAGTGATCTTAGTACAGAGAACCCGGAGGACGTGAAGGTCAGCGGTGATGAAAACCACCTGTACATCACGAACCCGGGCGGCTCCCTCACTGACGATGCTTCCAACATCATTCGCAAGGTGAAGCGCACGAGCCCATACACAGAGGTATGGTCGTGGGGGCAGCGCGGTTGGGATCCACCAAACGGAAAATGGGAATGGCCGTGGGCGGTCTGTCGACTCGGCGATCTGCTCATCGTGTCGTCAGGAGCAAGCGCCGTCTATCCGGTAAAGAACTTCCTGACGATTCTCGCCGATCGCGGAACCTACGCTGAGTACATGGATCACCTCGATGGGAGCGGAGGAGAGTCGGGCAAGGGCTTCCTCCAAGCCTACGCCGGCGACATCAAAGACAACATCCTCTACGTATGCGAGGCGGGGTATTGCCAACTCAAGAGGTTTACGATCAGCTAGGAGCAACCTGTGGGCGACGGCGCGACAGCGAACGAGCTCAGACACATAAACGCGAGTCTCGGCGGTCTTCACCGGAAGGCTGACAAGACCAACGGCGCGATCGGGGAGCACGGCAACCGACTGACCGCGCTCGAGACTAAGGCCGACACCTACGTCACCGGGGAGGTCTGCGCCGAACAGCGCGGGTCAAACTGGAAGCGGGCCGCGTGGTTGATTATCGGCGCCGTCCTCGCGGTCGCGGTGGGATTCATCAAGACAGGAGGGATACCATGAGCAAGCGCGTCGTCGTCCTGACCGGCCACTACGGGCCCGGGTCGGGGGCGTGGTGGCGCGATCCCGCCGGCACGCTAGACGAGTGGGAGCTCAACGCCCGGGTGTCGACCGCCCTCCTCTATCGGCTGTCGTCCCTCGGGTGGATTGCTATTCCCGGCACTACCGGGCAGAGAAACCCGATGGGCCTCCGCGCGAAACGCGCGTACGTCAACGCGATCGCGCCCGATCTCTGCGTAGAGGTCCACTTCAACATAGCAAGCAAGCGGGGAGCCCGAGGCGTAGAGTGGCCGGGGTGTTCCGGTTCACCGTTCCTCCGAGGGAACATCCCGATTGAGGGGGCACGCGGCGTCAGCGTGCTCTACAACGAACGCAACGCATCTACCCTCGACCTAGCACACTGGATCGTCGCCGGAGTGTGGGCCGCGTCCGGGCTCCCTGCGGCCTACGGCGACGGACTAGATCCTCGTCCGGTCCAGCGGTGGAAGCCCGGATACATCTACCTCATCGCCAAGACCAACTGCCCGACCGTGCTCCTCGAGACGGCGTTTCTGTCTGACGCCGAAGATCGGGCCCGCATCCGCGAGGATTGGGCGTTCTTCGAGAAGGTCGGACGCGGCACCGGCGACGCGATTCAAGCGTGGTGGGCGGCCGAGGTCAGGAGGAGGGAGGGATCGTGATGCTCTCCGGCATAATGATCGTCATGGAGCGCGCCCCGCTCGGGTTAGGGATTCGGTTCGCAACTCAGAGCGGCGACGAGGGCCCGGGGTTCTCGAATCACACGGGCAACTGGTTCCTAGACGACGACGGCGTGGAGTTCCTGATTCACTCGACAGGGAAGGGCACGCACGAGCTCCGCGATTGGAGGCGACACTACGACACCGACAAGCACTGGGGCGTCGTCGTCGTTCCGATCGGCTACGGGCAGGAGGATCACTGGGCCGTCCTGACGAAGTCGCGCGAGTACGAGGGCATGAAGTACGACCGATGCGCGATCGCCAAGCACTTCCTCGACGGGATCGCCGGCAAGGTGATCCGGCGTCCGGTCTACTTCTTTCGCCGGTTCCGGCTCAAGTTCTGGAAGCGCGGCGACCGATACAACATCTGCTCATGGCTGTCGTGCTGTACGTGGCTCGAGATCGGGCACGGTGTGATGGGGCTCGTCCGCGACAAGGTCAAGGTGCGATGGTGGCCGCCCGGCCTCAAGCGCACCTACCGCAAGGAGCGAATCGGTTGCCGGTTCGTCGCACCTAACGATTGGGAGCGCGCCGTGTTCGTGCACGAGCCCGACCGCTACCGGGTGATCGACGAGATCGGCACCCGCCCCGACGATCTCCCGCTCTCGTACGTCCACAAGATCGCGGCCGACCGCGCCGAATGCGCGGACTGGCGCGCCGGACTCCTCGCCTCCTGACCCCGTGGAGATCGGCACGGGGGCCCGTTCTGCCGGCGGGCCCCCGATTTCGTCCCTCACGGCCTCAACCGTCCCGAAGCCACTCCCGCCCGTTTCCGGGCTAAACTCTCCTCCAGCGCAACGCACGGGGCCCTGTTAGGGCTCTGAGGGCTCCGCTTGACGCCTCCGGGCTCGCCGGCACCCGCCCGGGAGCCCCGGGGGGCGTTGCGCGATGCAAGGACAGCGTTGCAACCCGCACCGTGGACCCGGCGTTGACACCGGGTAGCACCCCGCGGTAGACTTGGGCAAGGTCGAAATGACCACCACGTAACACGGGAGTTGGAATCGGGCTTGCACCCTAGAGGAATAGAAGGAAGCAACGAAGGCCCCAACACGGAGGGACGGAAGATGAGGCCAAGAATGGTAACCAGCGAAACCAGCACAGCCCCGATCACCGAGCACGAAGCACTGATCGACTACGCCGGCACCCGATACGTGATCGTGAGCATTAGCGACATCAAACACGACGAGCGACCCGACCAATGGCAGATCTTCGCCATGAGGCCCGGAGGGCGCAAGGTGGTGATGGGGACGCTCTTCGGATTCGACGACGAAGGTTCCCCGAGGGTCTGGATCGGGCGCGACCTCGGGCTCCCCGTCAGAGCGCAGGACAAGTCCGCCGACGACGACAGCTGGACGAAGCCGAAGCGCGACGCGGCCGCCCGGGTGATGGAGCTCCGCGACAACGGATGGGTGATCGCGGGCGACGAGCGATTCAAGACCTTTCGGACGAGTCGGCACGGGGAACTGAACGAATACTGGAGCTACAACTACCGGGCCCCGAACGGGGAGAAGTTCAGCACAATAGCCGACACCTTGGAGGAGTGTCGAGCCCGCCGTGACAGTTGGCTAGCCGAGCACGACGCGGAAGTCTACTACGACCTCAAGGCCGCCGAAGATGATGCCGGCGACAACAGCCTCAACGAAGGGAGCGGACGATGAACACGCACGAGATCCAGAAACTCAAGGTGGTCGGGATCGGCCTAGGGGCCGCAATCAACGCCACCGGAGGCCCCGGCCTCCCCGCGAACGTGATCGTCAGAATCACACCCCGTCGCGGCGACGTCCTCGAGACGGACGACTACGACGAGGCGATGGACCACCTCTGCGGGAACAAGCTCGACAGGATCAGCCTCCGGCCGGCCGAGGTCGTCGGAGCGGAGGACACGCGCGACGGCACGGTGATCTGCCGGCCTTGCCTCCTCAACGAACCCGCGCGGATGAGCGACCGATTCCGGCACCTCTCGCCCCGGGAGCTCAAGGCGATGCTCGCCCACCTCGACAGCGAGAAGTGCTCGCGGTGCGGAAGGGGCCTCAAGTGAGCACCCCACTCCGCAAACGGCACGCGCGGACCCTACTCGTCGAGACAGTGGAGGAGTTCAGCAAAATGCTCAGCGAGTCGTGCCGCCGGCACGGGATCGTCCGGGGCACCGGCGACACCCGGCGATGGGACAAGGTCACGCAGGAAGTGTTGACGACCATCGGCCTCCGGGTGCCCATGACGACCCGGCAACTGTGGGACTACCTCGCCCGGGTAGCGAAGCAGAACGGCGGGACGTTCGAGACTCGATTCGAGAGCAAGATCGGCCCGAGCTTGTGCGACACGACAGGCTGGAGCCGGTCGCGGCTACGCCTCCAGCTAGTCGAGTGGGAGCGGGCTGGCGCGCTCAAGTTCCGGTGCCTGACGGCCGGACGCGGCACGCTCATCACAGGCATAAACGAGTAGGAGGGCGACGTGAGCTTTCACGACGGCGACATAGCCGCAATCGACGGCACGATCGACGCTCAACACGCAGGGATCGTCAGGCGCGTGATAGGCGGCCGCGCGGAGGTCGCACTGACGACCGGGACCTCGACGCTGGCGCCGGCCTCCGACCTAGTCCTCCTCTGGACGTTCGACGCGGTGCGCGACACGCTAGGGGTCCGATTCATGACCTCCAAAGCCGAGCTCCAGTTCACCCGCGCGGCCGTGCTCGGAGGCGCGACGCTCACAGAGGCGCAAGCCGAGCAGATCCGGCGCGACGTCGAGGGCGCGATTGCCAAGGTCAAGCGGCAATTCCTCGACCACCGCGTGACCCTCCGGTGGCTGCACAACCTCGCGGAGCCCCGCCCGGTGATCGTCGTGATCCGGGAGCACCGAGGGAACGAGGACACCGCGACCGCACTGGAGATCCTACGGTGCCCGGCATCGGCCGCGGATTTCCTCCGGCGCGAGGCCCGAATCCCGGCCGTTGCAGGAAGCCCGCCACCCGTTGCACCTTGCGGCGGCCGGCACGCGGGCCGGGTAAGCTCCCGCCCGCAGGATCAGCGGACCCGTCAGAAGCCCACGAAACGGACCCGTAAATGACCCTCCGTAACACGACTTCTGGAATCGCCCTTGCACTACTAGGAGCCAGAACGAGGCAAGGGAGCAGGACCAACGGAGGAGGACGCGATGAGCAAGACGAGCGCCCGAGAGCGACCGACCAAGGGCACGGCCGCCACCAGTTGCAAGCAGTGCAAGCACTACGAGGAGTTCAGCGCGGCCCGCACGAGCGGCACCTGCCACTACTGGATCGAGCAGACCGGCGAGGCCGGGTTGAGGTGCACGACCGCCGAGGAATGGACCTGCACGAAGTGGAACCCGCCGACCGAGGCCGGGAACCCGTGGCCGACAGTGATCGAGTTCGACGCGGCCGCCGAATACTACGGCGACGAGGGCGACGCGACGAGCGAAGCGACGGATGACTACTTCGCAGGATACGAGGTGCCGAGGGACGCGCGCACACTGATCACGCCCGAGGGCACGAGTCAGGCCGGCGACCACTAGCCGCCCGGCACAACCGAGGAAGGGAGGACGGAGAAATGCAGAGGACAATCGGCAGTTGCAAACGCAAGGCGCGGTTTCTGAGCGAGGCACACGGGGTCGACCTCCAGATCAACGTCGAATACGGTCAGCCTTCCGTGCTCGCACGGAGCCCGGGAGGCAAGAGGTGGCGCACCGTCGTGACCCGACGCTCGACCGGGGAGGTGTTCGACGCGCTCTGCCACATGGAGGAGGCGTGGGAGCTCGTCGACAAGAACGCGCCCGCGATCAAGCCGGCATTCGTGATCGTGGAGGTCAGCGGCGGCACCGCCGAGGTGACACACTTCAGCGCACACGCGGTGGTGACCGTGATCGACCACGACACCCCCATGGACGCCGAGGGCTCGCCGCGAACCTGCACCACGGCGGCCGACCTTGTGATGCTCGAACTGCGGCACTCGGGCAACCGGCAGGTCCGAACCGAAACCGCGAGCCGCGAGGCCCTAGAGAGGACAGAAGAATGAGCACTAGACGCAAGCTCCCGACGGTCTACCGGGCCCGCCTCCCGCTCAAGGCGGGAGGCCCGGCCGCGATGGACGCCCGACTACGGCGCGCGGTCGCGGAGTTCGAGCGGATGTTCGGCCGGCCGGTGGTCCGAATCCGCTACCCCGTGACCGGCGGGGTGCACTCGCGGATCGCAACGGTCACATCGCAAAACGCAATCAAGCCGACGGAGGACGCCGACCTGCCGGCCGGGATGATCGTTCTGGAGGCTCCCCGGCGCACCCGTAAATGACCCTCTGTAACACCCGTTTTGGAATCGGCCTTGCACCCTAGAGGGGCAGAAGGACGGAAGGAACCGGCAAGGGAGCAGGACCGAACAGGGAGGAAGCAATGAGCACACGCAAGACGATCAGCCTGAGCCTGACGCGCGACGAGACCGTGACGCTTGGAGCCCTCGCGCAGAACGCGCTGACGAAGGAAGCCGTGACGGCGGCCTTCCCGAACCCGGACGCCGACCGCGCCCGGCGAGACTACGCCGAGGTCGGGACGGCACTTCTCGACGCGAGCACGACCGCGCTCCGAGAGTTCAACAAGGACGAGGGGGCCGCGCGCGGCCTCAGCATCGACGGCCTCAGACGCGCCGGGAAGTAGACACACCACCGCCGGCGGGAGGAGCACAGGCGACCCCTCCCGCCGGCACCGACGAGGAGGACAGATGCCAGCACGCAAGAAACCGCAGAAGCCGACAGTCCCGATCCGGGGCCTCACGAGGGGCCCGGCCTCCTGCATCAGGCCGCTGATCGTGATGGGCACGAACGAACGGCCGGGCGGCCGGGTCGAGTGGGACGCCCCCGCCGGCACGGTCAGGGGCTCGATTTTGGCAGTCTGGAGCGACGGCGTGACCCTCAGACGCATGGACACCGGCACCGAGCAGTTCCTCTACCGTGGCGACTACCGGGTGCTCAATCCGAAGGGTTGACACCCGGGGGCCCTCGCGGTATAATCGACACATCGCCCCGGAAAGGAGCACAGGTGAAGAAGGACAGAGACACAGGCCCGAAGTTCCCGACCTCGATCAGGGTCAAGTGCACGGAGGAGTTCAAGGCCGGCCTCGGCCGGGTCGCGGACTCGTGGACCGGGCGCAAGGGGCAAGAGTTCGACGTGAGCAAGCTGATCCGCACGCTCGGGGAGCGCGCGATCGCACGCGAGGCGCGACTGACTGCGAAGCGGAGGCGACGTGACAAAGCGTAGACGCAAGCCGATCATCTGGCCCGACTACCGCACCTACCTGATCACGCGATTCACTCACACGAGGGACGCGGAGGAGTTCACGCGGAGGACCGGTCAACCGAGCAACATGATCTCGGACGGCCAGCTTCGCGGGTTCCTCATCGACCATGCGAGGTGGGGAGTCGCGGCCCGGCCGGAACTGTGGCCGACCCTCCGACCCCACATCTACCTGCCGCGCTCCGAGGAGCCGTGGAACCTTGAGGTGGTGATCACCGACGGCCGGCTCATCGCGCAGACCATCGGAGATCCGCGCCACACCCGCGCTGGCATTCGGTCCTTCGCTGACCTCTGGGGCCCGCACGGACCGCTTGAGATCCCCGACGAGGAGTGGCGACAAGACCCGGACTTTCAGAAGTGGCTTGACGAACGGAGGACGAAATAGCATGATCACCCCGATGGTTTCCCCCATCAACGGAGCCGGAGCCGGAGCACGCGGGTTGCCCCGCGCCTGACTCCGGTTCTCGTTGACGGGGGCCGTCGGACAACAGAACGGGGGAAGCCATTGAAGGAGCACGAGAAGTGCCCACCGACCGAGACCCACGACACATCCCGCGCCAGCACCGCCGACACGGGCACAAGAACAGACGCCCCAAGCACCGATGCGCCCGCCGTGGTGAGCATCGGCACTCGCGCCGTCGTCGAGATCGGGCCCGAGGAAGCGACCCCGACATGGGAGGAACGGGTCGCGGCCGACCCGACGCTCCTGACGCCCGATTGCGAGTGGGATCGGACGGACGACTACGCAATGACCGGTCAGCGCGCCCACGACAATGACATGGAGGAGCTCAGACAGGCCAACACAGAGGCCCGCATCAAGCGCAACGGCGTGAGGTTCGGCTAGGAGGCCCGACACCATGAGCGACAAAGCCCCGGAAACGGAGAAGGCACCGGCGGTGCACAAGGATGGCGACAGCCCGTTCGACGCCTGTGACAACCGCGACATGGACTACCTCGACGCACAGTGTCGAGGGCTCGACCTGATTCAACCGCTCGCCCATTTTTGGATCGAGGACGAGAGCGGCGAGGCGACCTACGCGCTCACCAAGTCGGGCGTAGAGGAAGCCGGTAGACTCGGAGGAGGCGTCGACTGCCCGCTCGCGGGGCTCAGAGTCGAAGCCGATGGCACCCTCTGGAACGCGGAGCAGGAAGGTCAGAGCATGACGACCAAGCTCCGGCGGGTCGGGTCGGCCTCCGCGAGCATCCTCAACTACCACGGCAAGCCCGACAGGTTCGGTCGGCGCAAGGCGGTCAGCCTCGCACAGCGGAACGCGATCAACGCGCTCCTGACGCCCGAGCAGAAAGCCAAGATGATCACGCACGCAATCGACATCGGGAGCGTTGAGCAGATCACCGAGCCGTGGAAGAAGGAGGACAAGAAGAAGCGCGGACGTCCGGCCGCCGGCAAGGCCCCGGGAGCACCGCAGAAGCGCGAGCAACCGAAGGGACGTGCACCGACGAAGGACGAAGCACTCGACTACTTCAACAGCGTGATGGGCGAGGTGATCGCGGCCGTCGCCATGAGGACCGACCGCGACCCGAAGGAAGTCAAGCGCGACATGATCCGCGCGACGGTCCGACGCGGCACGCGGCAGAGGTTCCACAACGCCGAAGAAATGCCGCTCCAAGAACTGGTCGCCCTGATCCGCAAGGTAGAGGGCGCAACCGCCGAGGCCGTGAGGTGGTTGAACACCGACGAGTGGGAGGACGTGCTCGAGACTGGAGGGAGTGGCGCGGAACTGACAAAGCCGACGCCCGCTCCCGTGGTGGGGGGGGGAAACACTGGGGCTACGCCTCCCCCGCCCGAACCTCCTGACGGCGAAGATCCGGGGCCGACCGAGGAGCTCCCTGCGGGCGACGCGGAGAAAGATGCACCTGATTCGGGCTCCTCCTCCGGGGGCAGCGCCTCCGGTGCGGGGGGAGAGCTCCCCGACGGTGCAACTTGCGCGGAGTCTAACGCGGACGCGGACGAGCCGGTCCCGGACGAACCGGAGAACCTCGACGCCGCACGCGCGAACGCGGCCGAGATCGTGGGACGGATTCTCAAGGCGGTGCCGGTAGAGGGCATCGGAGAGACTCGGGCGAAGCGACAGAGGGCAATCGACGCGGTCCGAGCCAACATGACCAAGGCCGTGGTCAGGACCGGGACCGGAGGGAGGACGGAGGACGCGAGCACGCTGACCGTGGCCGAGCTCCTCAACCTGACCGCCCTCATCGCCCGGGACGAGCGCGCGATCGTGAAGTGGCTGACGAACGGCCGATACTTGAGCTCGGAGATCGCACCGCCGGACACGCAGTGCGACCTTCTCAAAAGCTCTACGAACCCTAATTAAGTACAAAACTAGTAGTAGTAGTAGGGACGGTGGAAATGTGGACGGGAGGGTGCAAAGCGTTGAGGCTAAAAGGGGAGCCGGAGGCGCGGGGCGGTGGAGAACCGGTTGACAACTGGGGACCGGTGTGGACCGAAAAGGGGCGGTCCGCACTTACACACCGCCCTGCACCGCCCGTTCACAGACTTATCAACAGGATGTGCACATGACCGGGTTCGAGTTCATAATCATAGGCGGCCCGCACGGAGGAGAGATCGAGAACCCGACGTGCTACGCGCGGACGACGCAACGGAGCAAGCACATCAGGTGGACCCGGTCGCGGATCTCGGAGGCGACCGGCAAGGTGCTCCCGCCACGGCTCACACAGTGGGCCCGTTATCAAGACTACGTCGAGCACGTCAGGCGGGCCTTCGGGGTTTACGAACGAGACCAGCTGATCGAGGAGATCTGGCCGATCCTCCACGCCAAGGAGGGCAAGGTTGTGGTGGACGTCGTCGCGCAGTTCCGGGGCCGCCAGCACTCCGACGCCGACCACGTCGCCAGCACGGTTGCCGACGCACTGTTCCCGAGGCCGCCGACTAAGCGACCGCGTCGGAGGAGCGGGGCAACGTGGGGATACGACACACTCCGACATTCGCCGGGCGACGGCCTCGTGCTTGCCCGGATGCTCGATTTCATCGACGGCGCCGATTCGGCTTTCGTCGTGGTCAAGATACACGGGCCCTACCCGCGCGACTGGTGGGGTGCGGGCCCGATTCCGAACCTGACACGACTACGGGGGGGCGCGTGACACACCTCGTTAGCAGGCTGATCCGCTGGGCGACCGGTCGGGCGCGAATAGAGGGCGCGACCCGGTCAGACCTCGTCGACCTTACATCAGCCGAACGCCGCGCGTCCTCCGGGGTAGACCACCTAGCACGGGCAATCAGAGGTGCGATCTACGACGGGCTCTGCGAAGGGCTCACCGTCAAGCAGATCTCCGACCAGATAGAGGTACTCTGGTCGACGGTGATCGCAACCGACGAGATCCGGCGGCTCCTCCGCGCCGAGCTCAAGCGCATGACGAGGGTTCCAGTGCGGGTGCTGAGCCCTCGCGACCACGGCAAGATGATCGAGCTCACCATCCTCGACGACGTCGCGCCGATCCCCGCGCACCTCCTCAAGCCCGAGCATACCGAGGCCGGCGACCGCGAAAGCAACCGCATCGAGTGTGGAGTCTACGCGCGGATCGAGGCTCAACGGCGGGCCCTCGCGCGAGACTTCCCGGGCTTCGCTGAGCGGTTCCTTGCCCATAGTCCAGTGGCGGAGGCGTCGGAGGGGGTAAACTCTCCTCCAGCGTCGCCAACGGAGCCCACGGAGCAGGTTTGGGGGCCTTCCCCGCTCCGACGGGCCTTGTCATGGTGGAGGCTCCTGACAGGAGGACGAGTGAAGGAGAACTGGAGAGTGGTGGTCGACGTCCCGATTGCGGACGTGCAGGAGGAGGACAAGGACGCGGCGATGCTCGACATCTGCCGAGCGTGGGCTTCGGACATTGGCGTCGAGGTGCCGGAGGGCACGAGCATCAAGATTCTCTGCAATGATGAGGCAGGGAACATCGTGGCCTACCCGCTCAGGGCGGCCGTCGAGGAGCCCGCCCCCGCGTCAGGCGACGAGATCACCGACCCGGACGGCAAGGCTCCGGTGCTGGAGGACGACGACCCCGCGCCTGAGTAGACAATGGCCGGCGGCTCCGGCACCTGACAAGCAGGGAACGCGCCCGGCCGAATGGCCGTAGCACCGGGGCCGCCACCGAGGAGGGGGAAACCGTGACAGAGAATCAGGCGATCAAGCACGCCATGGCCGCACACCGAGCAGGGCACGACGCTTGCGCGCAGACCGTAGGCGGCACGACGTCGGGCCGTTGGGCGGTTCACCTAGACCACGGCCGTCGGATCATGGAGGACCACAGCGAGTGCGTGACTGAGATCCGGCGGCTCCAAGCGATCAACAGGAGGAAGCGTTGACCTCGATCTTCGACAAGGTGCTCCGGTACGACCGAGCGAGCTTCCCGTCGGCGGTCCTCGTCACCGGTCCACAGCGGGCCGGCACGCGGATCGCAGCCAAGATGGTCGCGGCCGACATCGGGCACACCTACTACGACGAGACCACCATCGGCATCAACAAGCTAGACCTCGCGCTCACCGTTATGCGACGGGGCGCGGTCGTGCTCCACGCGCCCGGGCTCTGCCACCTGTCACACCTCCTAACGGACGCGCGACTCGCCCGGGTGCCGATCAATGTGATCATCGTCCGGCGCGCTCTGCCCGACATCATCAAGTCATGCGAGCGGATCAACTGGAACGACCGCGACGAGCGCGCGGCCTATCGGGGCCGGCCGGAGTTTGGCCCCTACATGACCGACGGCGCGCACGTCGCGCAGTGGAAATACGAAGTCCTCGACTGCTACCAACGCCCTTACGCCGGCCGGCTCGTTGGGACGTTCTACTTCCAGATTGCCTATGAGGACTTGCGCGCGCACCCGTTGTGGTTGCCGAAGGAGGACCGCACTGATTGGGAGTGGGACCGCACCGCTCCCGGCAAAGGAGGCAGGAACGCATGAGCAGACACACAATCAGAGCGGCCGTGCAGAGCCTTGAGGGGTTCGACACGGAGGACATGGCGGCCGTGATCTCCGCACTGGAGGCCGCCAAGGTTGCCGACCTCGCGATAGTCGAGGAGGCAGGGACCATGCTCGCGGTCGACGACCGGACCGTTCACCTAGTGGCATGGCCCGCCGGGGTTCTGATTCCCGAGATCGGGGAGAACCTCACCCCGACACTGGAGGTGTCGGAGTGCGAGAACTGCCGCCGGCAGAGCATCCTGATCGGGCAACAGCACGACGCGATTCGGCAACTGACCCACCTCGTCAGGAGCCTGACCCGGATCGTCGAGGTCTACACCAACGCGACGGTCTACACGACCATGAACCCGGAGGGAGGCGACAGTGGCCAATGATCCGCGGATAGTGCCGGTCGGAATCCCGGTCGACAGTCTCGCGGTCGCGGCATACATGAGCTACGCCGTGACGAAGCTCAAGAACGACGGCGATCTCGAGGAGGAAGGGCGGCCCGAGGATCAGGTGCCGCCGTTCAAGGATCTCCCGCCGGCCGAGCAAGCCGGTTGGCTCGCGGCGGTTCAGGGCGTGCTCTCCAACGGAGGCATGACATTCGCCACGCGGCCGCCGGGCCAACTAGCGATCGACCTCGGCGTAATGACCGTGGAGGAGATCGCAGAGACCTACCCGATCCGGCAAGCGGAGGACGGCAACGTGCGGCTCCCGTCGACACCCGACGCGACGACTTGGCAGATGTTCGGCCGGATCACCGCGCGGTTCCTCGGGCACGCCGGGCTCATCGTGCCGGCCGCCATGACACAGGGCATCCTCAAGGAGACAATCGGGCCGACCGGCGACGAGACCGAGGGCGCACCGATCATCGGCGCGGTCGCGGTTGTCGAGATCCCCTACGAGTGCTTCCGCGCGCTGACCGATGCAGGGTTCGAGGACGGCGAAACCGTGAGCCTCGGAATCCTTAACCCGATGAGCGCGAAGGACAAGCCCAACGACGCGATGCTCGAACCTACGGAGGGAGGAGCACATTGATGGCACACGACGAGGAGGTGGTCACAATCACGGAGCTCGCGAGCACGCCCGAGCTCATCAAGATCCGTGACGTGTTCGCGGCCGGCCGGCCGGAGGAACTTGGAGCCCTCCGTAACGACATCCTCGCCGCCGTGCTGACGGAGCTCGTCGGCTACCGGACGATGCAGGACGCCGAGGAGCAAGCCGCCCGGGCTCTCGCGGAAGGGCACGAGGTTGACACGCTCACCCTGACGGCCGCCCGCTTCAAGCTCGCCCTCTCCAAGCTCCAACAGGAGCTTGATCGGAGGATCGGGGTCAGCACCTCCCAGTACGGGCAGAACATCATCGAGTGCCTCGACCTTCTCACCGCCCTCCTGTTGCAACACGCAACGGAGCCGGGCGATTTGCCCGGCCGAGGCGACATGGCCGGGCGGGACCGTTCGGGGGGGTAAATCCGGTTGCCCCCGCGTTGCCCCCGTGGTAGGGTTGTAATAGACGGAGTTGGAATCAGACTTGCACTACAGAGGGGCAGAAGGGAGGACAAGATGAGAACACTGACCCTGACACTAGCAATCGCCGGCCCGATGGCACTGACCCTGAGCACGGCGATGATCCTGATTCTAGCCGCCGTCGCGCTGACCGCCGGCCTGACAGTGGACGGACTGAGCGATCTGAGGAGGGCGAAATGCTGACGACCCTGACCGACTACCTGAGCGCGACTAGCCCGATGATCTGGACTTGCACCGGCGCGGTGATAGTGGTAGTGGTGATTTACCGAGTGCTGATCAAGCCGATAATCGACGCCTAGGAGGAGGAGTGAGCGCGACCCTGCACGAACTGGCCGTGGAGCACGGGACCGACAAGGCCCGTCACGGCTACTGCCCGTTCTACGAGGAGGTGTTCGGCCCCTACCGCGACAAGATCGCGCGGGTGCTGGAGATCGGCGTCAAGGACGGGGCATCGCTCAGGGTTTGGCTCGACTACTTCCCGAACGCGCACATCTTCGGGCTCGACAACGGCACGACCGCCGACCCCGACCGTTGGCCGCGCGGCCCGCGCGTCACCATCATCGCCGGCGATCAAGGCACGGTGCCCGACCTGTTCCGGGCCGGCATGATCGCGGGGCTCTGCGACATCATCCTCGACGACGGCGGGCACACGATGTGGCAACAGCAACTGAGCTTCGCCGCGCTCTGGCCGCACGTTTTCCCGGGCGGCTTCTACGTGATCGAAGATACGCACACGAGCCGCATCCTTGACGGGTTCGGCCGGAACGATTCCCCTGAGACCACCGAGGCGATGCTTGGCCGGCTCCAGTTCGAGCTCGGGTTCGAGATCGAGAGCATGGCCGGCTCCGAGCGTGATGCAACGTCGGTGATTCATAAGCCACCAAGGAGGCTGGCATGATGAGCCGATGGTTGGCCCGAGAGCACATGAGGCAGATCCCCAACGGTTTCGAGGACACGACATGGCCCGATCTTGGCCGAGCGTTCTACCACTTCGCCGCCGCGATCTTCTGGCTCGGAGTGCTCGTCCTCCACCAAGGAGCATGGCACATCTACTACCGGACGCTCGACGGCCTCCGGGGAGAGGGAGCGCGCAAGTGGTGAGGACGCTGACGATCATGGTCCTGATGGCCGCGTTCCAGTTGAGCATCCTCGCGATTGGCGGCGCGTTCGCAGGCCCGCCCTCGCACGTCGATTGGCTGACGACGTTCGAGATCGCGCCCGGTGACACCATCGCCGCTTGGAGCATCGTCGACCCGAGCCCGGCCGCGCTCGACGCCGTGGGGCACAAACTCCTCACCGCCGGCCGGCTCGACGCCTACCGTTACATGCACAAGGAAGCGGGCGACTACCTTCGGGTAATCGTCTACGTCAAGGACGGCTCGCGGTGGAAGCTCACAGCGAACACGCGCATTGTGTTCTGCTACCCGGAGCGGGAGATCGGGACGGTAGAGGTACTGTTCCCGACCGCCGACGGTCGCGCCGTCCTAAGTTCGCGGAGCGGAGTCGTCGTCGGATCGGCGGGGGTTGAGTTGGCCCGGTCGACCGACGGCGGCTACCGTGGTTATCTGCGATTCGCACCGGGTTCCCTGCCCCGCCCGGAGCGGAGGTGGTTCGGGGGCGGCAACAGGTGGGGGGTTCTGCCCCCCGAGTTCGCGGAGGTTCAGGAGGTGCACGATGAAGCTGACCCTGATCCTGCTCGTAGTCTGCCTGATAGCACTCGGGCCGATGGTGACCGCGTCGTTGCCGGTGCAGGTGGCCGGTGATGTCGCGATCGCGTCCGGCGTTGGCGACGACGACAACTGGGACCTGTGGGATTGGCTGGTCCTCTACTGGACTACCAACTGGGACGACTGGCCGATGTAGGGTTCCGATCGCGCGGACGGTCCTCGCGGTGGCAATCATCGCGGGGACGCCCGCTGTCGCCGGTCGAGACGTTCTGATCGGCGTGACGCCGGACACCTGCTACACCGTGACCGTTGACGGCTCACTGATTCACGAGGCGATCGCGGCTGACAGCCTCGGGATCTTCGAGTTCGCGCTCGAGACCCTTCCGGCGGGCCGTCACACGGTCACACTTGAACCGACCGGGTGCGACACGACAGCGTTCGTGATCTGCCCGGGCGAATGCGGCATAAGGCCGCAGGAGGATTGACATGCGGACGTTCCAGATCTTCGCTCTGATTCTGCTCCTCGGGGTGCTGTCGCCGTTCGCGGCAACGGCCGCCGTCTACCTGCCGGACGCTTTCGGCGTCCTCTACTGGTCCGGGTTCGGCGGGCCCGGGTGCGAGGAGTTCCCGACCGAGGCCGTGGTGCACTACACAGTCGAGTGGGCACCGACCGGCTCTGAGCTCTACGCCGTTCTCATCGACGACCTGCCACACCTCGGAGTCGGAGTCGAACACACAACGACCTTCACCCTCCCCGATTTCGACGGCTACGACTACCGGATCACATGCACCGCAGAGCTAGACGGTCAGACCTTCACCGCTGATTGCGAGGTGGTCGACGTTAGGATCTTCGTGGTGTGTCCCGGAGAATGCGGAGCACGGACCGAATGAGCCGGAACACGAACATCATCGGGGTCGTGATGCTGACGAGCACGCCCGCCCTAGCGGCTCAGGCGATTCGCTCGGTCAAGCTCACGACCCCGCCCGGCGTGACCCTAGCGTGGGGCCTTGGACTGTATAAAGTCGCGTTGAGCGAGACTGACGGGCTCCCTGACGTCGATCTGGCGATTCACTTCGACGAGCCCGAGTTCTCCTTCTCGAGATTCAACAACATCATGGCGGCCAAGCTCTGCGCCCGCTATGTCTCTGCCGGCGGGCTCGACTTCCTCCTGTTCATCAACGACGACATCGCGGCCCGGCCGGACTCGAACTGGCTCGGGGCGATGATCCTCGCGCACACATGGGCCGGCGCGTCTGAGGTGGGGATCAAGCTCGTCTACCCGGAGGACCGCGTCGCGCCCGGGAAGATTCAACACTGCGGGCACTACCGAGGGCACGGCGGGACCGGCACGCATCGCGGCCTCTACGCCGATCCCGACGCCCCACAGTTCTCGAAGCCGGCATGGGTGCCGACGTGGGCCGTCACCGGAGCCGTAGTGCTCGTGACGCCGGCCGACTTCTGGAAGGTGGGCGGGTTCGACGAGGGATACCGCACGCTCTGGCAGGACGTCGACTTGTCGCTGGCCCTCCGGCGCACGACAGGACGCCCCGTGGTCTGCGTGCAGGACGAGTGGCTCTACCACTTCGAGGGCGCGACGCAAGGCGGCAGGTTCGACGAGGAACCGTGGTGGCTCACGCGCCCCGACGTGCAGGAGGACCGCGATCGGTTCATCAAGAAATGGCCCCCATCGGAGGATGGAGCACTATGAGAATCGCGCTCGCGACGACGAGCCTTGCGAAGCACGGAGGGGCCGCGTCGTTTCAGGACCACCTCGCCGCTCAACTACGCGACGCCGGTAATCAGGTAACTCAATACCGGATTGGCCGAACGGACGAGAAGAAGGGCCGAATCATCTGCGTCGACAAGGACTGTATCAAGCGGCCCGACGAGGAGTTCATCGCGGAGGAACGGCTGACCTGTGGATGGGAGGACCTGTGGGAGCGGAACGATCTCGTCCACATCACGAACCCGGGGAGCCTACACCTCGGGTTCAACTGGGATCAGCTGTTCGCAACGAAGCACGGGCCCCTTGCCCTCACGATCCACGACCCCCACGAGATCGAGGTGCTCGGGCCGACCCTGATCGAACTGTGCAAGACCGCCGACCTCGTGACGTTTCTGAGCCCACGGTATTTGGAACACTTCGTGTCGGCCGGCTACGTGGACGCCGAGATCATGCGACTCAAGGCCGTCTACGTCCGACAGCCGTATGTCAGGAGGAACGACCCCGCGCGGATCTTCGAGAAGGCCCGTCGCGTCGTGTGCACGTCGGGATGGCGGCCGGTGAAACGGATCGACCTCATCGTCAAGGCGGCCGAGTTCCTGCCTGTCGAGAGCGGCAACGTCAAGCCTCTGGAGTTCTGGAGCGGTGACGGGGTCGCCTACGTCGAGGACATGGTCGAGAATCTGCCGGGTATGGCGAACTGCGAGGATCACGGCGAGTGGGACGACGAGCAGATGGACGACGTCTACGGCACCGCCGGCGCGGTTGTGAACATGACGATGTTCGACGAGTCCGACACCGGGCGAACGGAATACCCGATACTGGAGGCGTGGGACTATCAGGTAATGCCGGTGATCGGGACGGACTTCGCCGGTGACGCCGAGTTCGGCCAGCTTCAACCGGGATTCAACTGCTTCACGGCCGAGCCGACACCGGAGGCGGTCGCGGCCCGGATCATCGACGCCCTCGACAACCCGAAACCGCCGGCCTACTTCGCCAAGTCGCTTGAGCCCCACGAGGACGCCGGCAGGGACTACCTTGCAGCATATGAGGAGGCGATCGCGCGATGCGTGACCAAGGAGTGATCTTCGAGTTGCGGGTTCTGTTCTGGCTTGCCGTCAGGATCGCGGGGGGGGTTGTCGAGCACATCGGGGCCCGCCTCCGCGAGATCCGCGAGAGCCCGCCGTGCTACGGGTCCGGTCTCGAGCCGCCGGGGCCTGACGACGTGTTCACCGCGCCTCTCGAGGACGACAAGTGGGGCGCGCCTAGTGTCGGAGGGCCCTTGACCGCCGAGGAGTTCGACCGCCTCCGCGATCGCATGAACAGTGGCGAGCCGGTAGACCTCAACCGCGAGGAGATCAACTGATGGGCAAGCTGACCATGGAATACCGGAGGCTCGACGACGTCGTGCCGGCCGACGAGAACCCGAAGGGGCACAAGATCGGCGCCATCATCGAGTCGATCAAGCGGCGCGGGTTCGCTGACGGACTCGTGGAGGACGGGCGCACAGGGAAGCTTGTCGGGGGGCACGGCCGCCTCCAAGCTCTCCAGCAGATGCGGGACGCGCACGAGCCGGAACCGGAGGGGATCATGGTGAGCGACGCCGGGTGGTTCGTGCCTGTGCAGGTGGGATGGCGGTCGAAGAACGACGCCGACGCCCGCGCGATGCTCGTCGCGCTCAACAAGATCGTCGAGCTCGGGGGATGGGACGAGGTCATACTCGGGCCGTTCCTGCGGGGGATCAACGACGACGGCGAGCTCATAGGAACCGGGTTCAACGAGCACGACCTCAAGGGATTCGGTGACGCCGGGCCTGACGGTGGGTTCGGAGGAGAGCCCGGCGGTGGAGGGCCCCGCGAGGGCGTGCACCGCACCTGTCCGAAATGCGGCTTCCAGTGGACGGAGGACGCTTGATGCAGAAGATCGGATGGTTGATGTATGAGGGCCCATACAAGAACTCGCGCGGCACGTCGGCCTCCTTCCTCAGGCAAGGGAACATCGGCGCCCTCGTGGTGTTCGACATCCTCCGGCGCGCGGGCTTCGAGTGTGTCCCGGTCGTTCCTCGAGACGCCCACCAGTTCGACGTCGTCGCGTTCTCCCTGACGAGCTCGTTCGACTACTACAACTTCCTCCGGGCTGTCGGGAAGCTCCCGGAGTGGCAGCCGGGACGGCGCAAGTTCAAGGTGATCGCCGGCGGGGCCGGCCTCAACAACGCGCTCGCCCTCCGGAATTACGTCGACTACGCCGCCTACGGCCGGGCCGAGGTGTTCATCGCGAATCTCGTTGCCGACGCGATCGCCGGCCGTCCGAGCAAGAGCCCGCACGTCCTCAACCTCCCCGAGATCCGGCCCGTGACCTACGCTCAGGTTGACGAGCTCTACGAGCACGAGGTTGACGTGCCGGCGGTACACAGCGGGAAGTGGTGCGAGCACAACATCGGATGCCACCGGTGTTGCTACTTCTGCTTCTACCGCTACTCCCGGAAGTTCGTCAGCGAGCGCGAGACCTACAAGTACTCAGGAGCGGACGGACCGGGGGGAGGAATGCAGATCGAGCTCACCATGCTCGACGTGATCGAGAAGTGGCACGGTGAGTGGCCCCGCCTCCTGCCGGCGGCCGACGGATTCTCAGAGCGGCTCCGGTTCGCGTTCAACAAGAAGATCAGCCGCGACATGATCGCGGAGGTCGGCCGGCACCTTGCCGACGTGTGGACCCTCACCCGAGGGCACGAGCCCGAGAAGCGGCTCCGGTGCATGGTCTACAACATCGCCAACCTGCCGACCGAGACTGACGAGGACCGGGCCGAACTGCCCGCGGATCTTGTCAACGCCGCACCTGACGGCCGCGTGACCTACGTTCTACACTCGACCCCGTTCCGTCCCTCGCCGCTCACGCCCTCCGCGTACCTCCCCGTTGCACTGTTCCCCGCTCACCGCCTCCAGCCGGGCGAGAGCAAGCTGCTCGGGAAGGAAGGGAACACGCAGGTGTTCGTGTCAGGGACTCAGGAATCCCCGATCTCGCAACTGATGAGCCTCATCATCGAGCGTGCCACCGACCCCGATCTGACCGACAAGATCCTCGGGTCGATGCTGTTCGGCAAGGACTACCGCCGGCAGAAAACGTGGCGCGACAAGCTCCGCGCCCTGTCGGGATGGTTCGACCTCGACGGCTACCTCCGCAGTTATAGCCTTGACGAGCCCCTGCCGACGTGGTATCTCGGCTCGTACACGAAGCCGGCGACGGTTCGCCGGCAAGCCAAGCGACTCAAGGGTGCGCTCGGCATACTGGAGCCCGGGGAGGGTGACGACGTTGACGACGCTACACCTGCCAATCATCCGTAGATGGTTCGACCTCATCGCGGTCAAGGAGAAGCTGGTCGAGTTCCGGGCCTGTTCTCCGTATTGGCAGAGCCGGATCGACGGCAAGGAACCGACGCACGTTAGGCTCGTCAACGGCTACGGTGCCGGCAGACCTTGGATGCTTGTGGAGATCCGGGGCATCGAGCAGGTCTACCGCTCCCCGGGTGCGAGTGGCGCCGGCCCGACCGGGATGGTCTACGCGATCACGCTCGGGGCAATCGTCGACCACGGCAACATCGACCTCCACGCCCTCCGGTTGTGGGCGATCGCGCGCGCCTACACTGACGATTCGCTGGTGTCGTCGGCCCTCGCGCCCCTCGACGGCTCGGACTCCTTCACGTTCGAGAGGGTCGACCATGCCTGACCCCGCCAAACCCGTGACCTACCTCAATCCCAAGGACGAATACGTGCGGTCGCCGGAGAAGGTGACGATCTCCGCTCTTGCCAACAAGTGGCATCACGAGGACCGCGATGGATACTCTGAGCCGTGGCTGAAAAAGCGTTGCTCCAAGGAGGGTTGGAGGAATCTGAGGCTCGCCCACTGGGAGCGCGCACGGTCAGTTACTATAGCTAAGGAACTCGACGACACCGCCGAGGCACACGCGACGGTGATCAAACGCTACACGACGCTACTCGACGGCATGATGGGAGGTGCCGTACGCTACCTCAAGCAGTTCGAGCCCCCCGAAGGGACCCCGCCGGAGGAACGAAGCACCTTCATGCCGCCGTTCAAGGGACCGGGCGAGGCGGCCGCCGTCCTCCAGAAGTGCATCGAGCTAGATCGCAAGGTTCGCGGCATGGACGTACAGAAGATCGCGGACGTGACCGGCGAGGACATCGCTACCGATTACTACTCCGAGGCGGGCGACGAGGAACTGGAGCGGATCATTGCCGAAGCCGACGCGGTCAGCGGCGAGAGCGCGGGCTGAGCTCGCGCGCCGTGAGCGTGCCCGTCGTTCCTTCGTCCACTTCTGCGAGTATGTCTATGGCTGGCCGGCCTTTACTCCCGAGGGCCGGCCTGTTGTTCCTCTACACCACGAGTGGGCCGACCACACCGACGACTCATGGGCCCACCACCTCCGCGCCGGCGTCATGGCCCCCCGCGATCACGGCAAGACTCAGCAGATGCGCGCCCGGATCGTGTTCGAGCTCGGGCGGTCGACCATCCCACGCCTCGCGTGGAGGGCGAACCTCCGCATCAAGCTGTTCAAGAACACCCACGAGAACGCGGCCGAGATCGTCGGGCAGGTGGCCCGCGACATCGAGAGCAACGACGCCCTCCGGCGTCTGTTCCCGAACCTCCGGCCGGCCCGCAAGGGCAAGTGGACCGAGCACAAGATCTACATTCGCCGCACCGAGAACCTGCCCGACGCCTCGTTCGAGGGGCGCGGCATTCTGTCGTCCGCTACCGGCGGCCGCGCCGACATCATATTCCTCGACGACGTCTGCGACCTCAAGAACTCCGTCCTAGAGCCCGCCTCCCGGGAGAAGATCCTCGTTGCGCTCGACTCCGTAATCTTCCACCTCCGGGAGCCGTGGACCCGCTGGTTCGCCATCGGCACGTCATGGCACGAGCTCGACGCGAACGCGCAACTCCAGAAGCGCACCGAGGACTGGTCGTGGATGATCTACCGTATTCAGCGCGAGCCCGGCGGCCCGATGGAGGTGCTCTGGCCCGGGAAGTGGGACATCCCCGCTCTCGAGGAGTCCCTGCGGAACAACGAGCGCGAGTTTGAGCGAGGATTCAACAACCGGCCGTTCGGTGACAAGGAGTCGCTGGTCAACTGGGACGACGTCAAGGCGTGCTTCGATCCGAACCTCGCGATGGGCGAGGAGCCGTTCCGAACGCGGATCAGAGTCAGCGGCTACGACCTCGCGATCGGCAAGTCCGACCATTCCAGCTTCTTCTTCGCTACGACCCTCGGGCGCGCCGGCGGGGGCAAGATCGTGATTCTGTCCATGTTCCGGGCGCGCATCCCGTTCCGTCAGCAGGTCGGAACCGTCGTCAACGACTACAAGCGGTGGCATCCGCTCTGGCACATGGTCGAGAACAACGTGTATCAGGAGGCCCTCGTCGAGCAGCTCCAGTTCGAGCATCCCGAGATCCCCGTCGAGGCGCACACGACCGGCAAACAGAAGATGGACCCCTACGTGGGGCTTCCTGGGCTCGCGCCTCTGTTCCAACAGCGGCGAATCGTGATCCCCACGAAGGGCGGGCACGACGGCTCAGACCTGACGTGTCAGTGCTCGCTCTGCGTGTTCCTCCGCGAGCTCCGGTGGTTCCCGGCCGGCACGACCGACGGCGTCATGTCGTTCTGGATCGCGGTCAACAAGATCCGGCAACTGGAGGGCTCGGCCGGCGAAGTGGTCGACGTGCAATCCGAGTTCGCGGCGTGGGGGGAGGAGCTAGAGGAATCCGGGCTTGACGGTGACGCCGACATGTGATACCACGACGGCGGTTGTCTCTGCCGTCGGGTTCCTCGTCGGCTCCCCATCGAGACTGGAGGCCCGCCTTGCGGCTCCGAATCAAAGACAAAGTTATCGGGTATCACCCGCCGAGCCGGACGTTCTACTATGTCGACGCGCCGCTCGATCCCGTGCCTGTCGAACTGGCGCGTTCCTCGGGCCCCGACACGGGCGAGGTCGGCGCCATAATGACCAAGTGGGATGCCGAGTTCGAGCAGAACCCTGACGACCTCGTTCGCAAGGTTGGACTCCGCACCTACGAGAAGATGATGACCTACCCGACGGTCAAGGCCGGCTCACGGCTGACCGCACTCGGGATCGTCGGGCCCGGTTGGCAGATGACGCCGGCCAAGTCCGACGACCCCGCCGCACAAGAGATGGCAGAGGCGGTCGATTGGAACTTCCGCGAGCTACCCGGCGCGTTCAAGAACGTCGAGCTCGGAATCCTCACGGGGAGAGACTTCGGTTTCTCCCTGTCGACGTTGAAGTGGGGCATCATCGAGGAGGGGCCGTGGGCGGGGAAGTGGGGCATCATCAGCATCAAGACCAAGCCCCCGTTTTCCTACGGCTTCAAGCGTGACGAGTACGGCAACCTCGAAGCGATCACACACGAGAAGGTCGTCGGTGGTCAGGAGGAGTTTGCCAAGCTCAAGAAGTGGATCATCTACGCGCACGACGTCGGCTCCGTGTTCGGCTCACCATACGGCCGGTCACAACTCCGGCCGGCCTACGACTACTGGAAAGCTCTGATCCTCGTGTTCAGGATGCGCGGCGTGTTCGTCGAGCGGACGGCCTCGGGCATTCCGGTGATCAAGTACAAGCGCGGAATCCGCAACGCCGAACGGTCGCTATACGAGCGCATGGTCAAGAAGATCCAGACTGCGGCGGGGATGGCCGTGCCCGACGACGTCGACCTGTCGTGGGCCGAGAAGAAGGGGCAGAGCCACGACGAGTTCGACAAGTTCACCACCTACTGCGAGACCTCCATCCTCCGGTCGATGCTCGTCCCGTCGCAGGTCGGAATCGGGCCCGAGACTCAGGTGGGGTCGATGGCCAAGGCCCGCGTGCACCAGATGATCTACGAGTGGGTCATGAACGACGGCGACACGGATCTGACCGCGTGCGTCAACGAGCAGGTCGTTCGCCGGTTCTGCGACAACAATTTCCCCAACGCCGCGACGATCGGCTATCCGACGTGGTCCCACCTCGAACGCTCATCCGACGACGCGATCAAGCTCGTGGCCGCCTACGGCAAGCTCATCGACGGCAAGGGCCTCGGGCCGCTCCAGCTTGACGACGTGAACACCGAGCGGCGACGCCTCGGACACCGCGAGCTCACGCAGAAGGAATGGGACGAGCAGGAGGAGGCCGGCGTCGCTCAGCCGGCAGAGCTCCGGCCGGAGGAAGTCGACCCCAACGCTGACCCCGACGCCGAGCCGATCAAGCCCGAGGAGGAAAGCAAGACGACCGTGACCGTTCCTGCCGGCGTCCCGGGCGACAAAGAGAAGATCGTCCAACTGGAGAACCCGGACCCGTTCGTGTTCGCGCGGTATCAGCCGTTTGTGCGTGAGACCATGTACCGCGCGACGACAGCCGGCCAGCATCCGAATCCGCAGTACCTACGAGAGCTCACCGCGCCCGAGCGGGAGCAGGGCGTCAACCCGAAGGCATATCAGGCACGCATCGACAAGATCGAGGAGGCCGGGGCAAGACAAGTTATCGGCGCATTCTCGTTGGTCCGCGAGAAGCTCGTCCCGCAGTTGGAGCGTCGCGGCCTCCTCGACGGGACAGCGAAGCAAGCGGAGCTCTGGAAGTTCGGCGGGCTCAACGGCACCGCGAAGAAGAACCTCACGAACGCGGTGCACCGCACGCTCCTGACGGGCTACATCAACGGGGCCCTGTCCGCGAAGTCAGAGCTAGAGAAGGGGCTCGGCCGCTCGTTCGAGTTCGAGATTTTCGGCGGGGTCCCGGTGATGGAGTTCGCAGAGCTCCGGCCCGAGTTCCTGATTGAGCCGAACGAGGCCAAGGCGTTTTGGGCCGATCTGATCCCCCTGCCGGCCGACGTGGCGCAAGCCTACAAGGCCGAGTCGATATGGGTGACGGGGCTCTATCTCGACGACACCGGCGAGCTCCTCCGCTCCGTCAAGGAGGCGATACGGCGCGGGTTCGAGACCGGCAACTGGCACGCCGTGGAGGGGTCGATCAACAAGATGTTCGAGGAGTGGGTCGGCTCCGGCCGCATCGCTCAGACCGGCCAGCTGTTCACGCCGTGGCACACGGAGGTGATCGTTCGGAACGCGGTGATGCGGTCCTACAACGCCGGCCGGTATGCGACCTTCCAGCAAGCGCGCCAGTGGATCGAAGCCTACCAGTGGGCGTCGGTGATCGACCAGCGCACGTCGGACTTCTGCGACGCGATGGATGGCGTGATCTTCGCGCCCGGGCAGGTCGAGTGGCCCCCGGCGCACCACCAGTGCCGGTCGATTGTCGTTGCCATCCTCAAGGGCATGACGTATACCATGACCTCACAGTCACAACTCACCCGGATCGCGGCTACTCGAGATCCGTCATTCACGAGCGGAGTCGTAGGGGCACTATGAGAATCGAGTTCTCAACCGAGGTCAGCCGGTATCACTGCCCGAAGTGCGGAATGCGCGTGTCGGGGGAGGCGGTAGAGTCCGCGCCCTTCAACGCGCTGTTTGTTTGTGACTGCGGGTGGCAGGGCGACTCGGACGATCTGCTCGTCAAGCAGTTCACTGTTCGCGGGCTCGACGCTCTCCGGGCAGTTACGCCGGCGAGCCCGAGGCCGCACTAGGGGAAACCGTGCCGAAGCGAAGAAGGAAGGGCAAGCGCAAGAACCGGCGACAGATCGTGCACCCGCGAATGTGGATCATCCTCGCGGCACCGAAGCGGCCGCACGACAACGCGATGTGGTGCGACGTCTGCGACCAGTGGAAACGCAAGACCTACCGCGTGGCCCCGACCCGCAACGAGCAAGGGTTGATCGCCACGCCGAGCTACCGGCTCTGCGTCAAGTGCCTCCGCGCGAACTTCGACGGCTCCGGGATCGACCTGATCCGCGCCACAAACGAGTGGAGCGCGCGAGAGGAGGCCCTGCTAGGACTCATCACTGACGAGCAGGTGGAAGCGAAGATGCTCCAGTTGCTAGGGGCACTCCAGCGGTCCGGCCGTGTTGAGGAGCCCGGATTCCGCAAGGGACACGTACCGATCCCCGTCCTTCGTCGCCGGTTCCAAGACAAGCTGATCGTCGCCGCGATGGAGGAGCTCCTGATCGAGAACATGAACCGACTCGGGGCCCCGACCGTGGACCACACGACCGCGAGCGTGCCCGAGGCACGGCAGGAATCCGCGGCCCATTCTCAGTCCGGCCCGCCAACAGCGGCCGGGTAGAGCGCGGATCGACGTCAATCGCGACCACAGCGAAGGGCCCCGAGCCCGGAGGAGCCATGCCCTACAAGTCACTGGCAGAAGCGAAGGAAGCCGGCGCGAAGACCGAGCTCGACGGGGCCCGGCTCAGCCTGACACAGATCAACGCGATAGCGGCCGTGGCCGACCGGTTGAAGTCGCAGGACAAGGTCGACTCCCCCTACGCGGTCGCTATCTCCGCGTTCAAGAAGTCGCACAAGGTCGAGGGCGGGAAGTGGGTCGAGCGGAACCCGGAGAAGGAACTCAGCGCGGAGGAGGAGTCGTTGACCTCGTTCATCTACGGCGAGGTCAAGAACTGCGAGTGCACGATGCTCCCGACGCGCGCCGGCGAGCCTCTTGAGTTCACCGACCCGCCCGGAACGCGCACCGTCAAGAACGTCGAGCTACTGGAGGAGGGAGTGCACGTCGACCGGCACCACCGGGTGCTAGTGGTCGACGAGCGGAAGATCAAGGCGATCCCGGAGGCGTATCGGGAGCTCGCCCGTGTCGGGTTCCGGCCACCGGTGCGCTTGACGCACGACCCGGCCCACCCGCTTGCGGCGGGCTTCCCGTCCCTCGGGTGGCCGATCAACCCGCGCGCGTGGTATGACGAGGAGGCCAAGAAGTGGAAGCTGTCGAGCGACTTCGCCGGCGTCCCGAATGTGTTTGCCGACATCATGGAGGCGGGCGGCTACGACCGCGTGAGCTCCGGGCTCCATGAGGACGTGAAAGTGGGTGACTTCACCGCGCCACTGGCGATTGACCACGTCGCCGTGCTAGGGGTCGTGCACCCGGCCATTGCAGGCTTGAAGGGGATCAGTGGTATCCACAAGCTCTATGAAAACGAGATGGCCGCGAGGGACGGAGTCAGTGTCAGTGCCGCCTATCTGTTCGAGGATGGCGGCCTCAAGCCCGAAGGAATGAAGGGAGGAGCGACAATGCCGGAGTTGACCCCGGAACAGCTCGCGTCCTACGGTGTTACGTCGGAGGCAGAGCTCAAGGAGAAGCTGGCGAAGGGCGCGACCGCCGAGACCGAGCGTGCCGCGCAGACGATCGAACTGGAGAAGGCGAGGACGACGATGCGCCTCGCGACGGCCGAGGGGTTCATCGGGAAGAACGCCGAGAAGATCCCGCCGGCCCTGCACGACGACTTCCGCGTGGTCCACATGGGCCTAGGGGAGCGCACCGGTCCCGTCGAGTTCGCAAGACCCGGAACCGACGGCACCATCGAGAACATCAGTAAGGACGGCCTCGCGGCTCTGACCCGGATCGTCGGGCACTTCGGCAAGGCGATCGAGCTCACGGAGGAGCCCGCGCCGGAGGGCGGCACCGACACCACGCACGAGACCGAGGCCGAGAAGGCGACGCGGCTCAAGGCCGAGGCCGACAAGAAGGCGGCCGACGTCAAGGCGGCCGAGGGCGACAAGCCGGAGGAGGGCAAGACCGACGAGGTCGTGGAGCTCCAGCGCGGCGGTGTCGCCACGAGAACCGCGATGGCGGTCGAGCAGAAGAAGCTCGCGACGTTCCTCATGGGGAACGACGACCAGCTGGACAAGGGCACGGCGATGTCGATAGCGGCCGTCGAGCTCGCGCGCGCCAACTGGGGCACGGACGCCTACGTGGCGCCGGAGGGTCTCGAGAAGCCGCCCGAGAAGAAGTAGCGGCAACCTAGGGGGCCCGCCGGCCCCCGCACACTCTCTGCTTGAGAGGAGGTGTCAGGCAAATGGCAGTCACCGCATACGACGAGGTTGTCCAGCACGGGCAGTTCCGACAGGATCTGCAGTACGCCGTGACGGAGGACGACGCGGTCACGATCTTTCAGGGTGTCGCGTACGGAGCGACCCCCGGGTACATCACCATGACGACCGTGGCGACGGAGGGCAGACTGGCGGGCTTCGCTCAGCAGTCATGCACCGCCGCGTCGACGGACTATTCGGGTGACGGCGCGGCCGGCGTAGCAATGCCGATCGTCCGCATCCCGGTGATGTTCCACGGCTCGACACGATTCATCTGCGGTGCGAACTCGAGCGTGACCTACGGCATGTGGCAGGTGCTACAGGGAACCGACGGCCGGCTGGTGGACGCCGGCGCGGTGTCGAATACCCTGTACGTCACGCACGGAATCGCACAGGACGACCCCGACGCCGACGAGGAGTGGGGGCACATCGTTATCAACCTCAACGTCCCGTACTACTCGGCCGTCACGTAGGCCGAGCCAAGGATCACGAACGGCTAGAGAACTCTGGCTCCCCGAGTTCCTCGGGACGGTCCCTGCTTCGCAGGGCGTCAGGTTCCTGCCTCGACTACGGAATTACATCACGGAGGGAGGACCATGCCTGCGGGAATCGAAGTTCAAGCGCAGGACGAGGTTCTGAACAACATAGCCTCGTACTACCACCACGAGGGAACGGTGCACGGACAGATCGCGCCCATCGTGGGCGTCAAACGGATCACCGGCCGGTACTACGTGTTCGGACGCGAGGAGCTTCGCGTCATGAACGACACCCTCGGCCGGCGATCGCACGCGAACGAGCTTGAGTGGCACACGTCGACCTCGATGTACCGGACGGTCCCGCGTGGACTCAGGACGTTCATCGGTCAGGAGGACCGCGAGAACGCCGACCCCGTGCTCCAGCTGGAGGCCACGGGAACGGAGAAGATCATTCGCGCCCTCGACCTGACGGCAGAGGTCCGGTGCGTGGCGGCCATCACCGCCGCGATCACCGCGACTAGCGCGACTGCCGCCGGCACCGCGTGGCAGACCGGCGGGACGACAGGCAAGCCGTTGTCCGACATCACGGCTGCCAAGTTCAACTTCGCCCGTGCCTGTGGGCGCGAGGCGAACGTGATCGTCATTCCCGATCAGTGCAAGGCGGCCATGATCCTGTGCGACGAGTGGCGGGACGTGTTCACCTACAACGAGGGCGCGCAGAAGCGCATCGGGAATTACTCGGGTCTGCCCCCGCTCATCGACGGCATGGTTCCGCTGGTGCCGTCGCAGTTGAAGCTCGCCGGTTCTCCGGGCAACGCCGACGGCCTTGGCCCGGGCGGTACGCCGACGCTGTCAGGCGTGTGGGGCGACAACGTCTACCTGCTCTGGGTGAACCCGCGCCCGGCGATCAACGACGCCTCGTTCATGTACCGCTTCACCACGACCCGTCAGAGGGTCAGGCGGTACGACGATCCGTCGGTAGGGATCGGCGGCGGGACGTGGATTCAGGTCGAGAAGCAGGACGTTCTCAAGACCGTCAACGTCTACATGGCACGCGAGATTTCCAACGTCATCTAGGCGCGACGGATGCTGTGGGGCGCGTCCGACGGGAGGAAGGGCCCGGACGACGCGCCCTCGGCGACGAGGAGGAACGGTGAGCAAGGCATCGAAAAACTGGCGGACCAAGAAGGACCGCAACCGGATATACGTGCACCCGCAGGAGGACTTGCTCCAGTGTGAGGAGGGCGTGTTCGCTCCGGGTCAGCGTGTGCCGGATCACATCGCGGACAGCGACATGGGCCGCGAGTGGCTACAGATGGGCCTCCTGATCGAGGAGGTGATGTATCGGATGTACCACGGGGCAGACTTCAACGCCCGCTATCCGCAGGACAAGGTCAAGCCCGGCGAGGGCGGGGTCGACATTCTCACAGTCACGCCCGTCACCGGCGACGAGATCACCGACCCGAGCGGGGCGGCACCGACGATCTCTGGAGGCGGGCCCGCCGACCTCGACTGAGAGGCGAATCATGCCGGCATACTGCACTGATGGCCAGCTACGGCGCGCATGGAAGGTCGTTCACGAGGACACGGACTACGACGTGCTCGCGGAGCTCCGCAAGCGCGCCAAGGACGTGATAGACGGCTGGCTCGGGACGGTGTTCGACGTGCCGTTCTGCCCGTGGCTGTCCGTCACGACCGTCGTTGACACCACGCTGACCCTCGACTTGCAGGACGTCGGCTACCTCGTCGTAGGTGACACGCTGATGTTCTACGATAACTCCGCGAAGAAGATGGGGCAGGTGGTCGGCGCAGTCGTGTCGATCACTGACGCGGAGGTCGTGATCTCAGGGCTGACGGGGATCGCGGCCGGCGACGAGATCGCCGTTTACTCCGACGTGCCGGTCTCGAGCGGCCGCACCACGAGGGTCGTCGGACCGCCCCCGGAGGTCAACGCGAGGGCAATCGACATCAGCCGCTACTACGGCCACACCGACGTCAGTACGTTGGAGAACGCGACCGATCCGGTCGTCAAGGCGTTCGAGTCGGCCCTTGAGTGGGGCGGCATGATCCGGGAGGGCACGGCAGACCTGACCGGAGCCTCGGCGCAGAGCATCGGCTACCTGACGACGATCAACACCGAGCCGGCGATGAACGTGTCAGACACAACGACGTGGGGCTTCGACCCCGCGCACCCGGCACGAGCAGAGGGCGACGACGGGGACAATTCCGATCTCGGCCTCGGGGGGTAAGGATGCGTCATGGCCTACATGACCCACGCGCGGACCTATCAAACGGCAGGTTCCCGACAGGGGGTCGCCTTTGTCATGGACAAGGGCGATCTGCTCAAGTTCTCCTCCCTGCTCAACACGCTGAAAATCAACGTGGCGAACCCCGAGCCGTTCCTGACCCTCGCGGGGGAAGCGGTCAGGATCGAAACGCTCAAGTCGTTCTCGCTCCAAGCGGAACCCCAGCACCGCCGGCCGTGGAAACCTCTGGCTCCCGCCACGGTCGCCGGCCGGCGCAAGGGCAAGCGGAAGCAGTCGGCACGGTTCAGCGCGAAGATCCTCATGGACACCGGCCGGCTTCGCGGTTCGATCACCACGAAGAAGTCAATGCTCCCGCCGACCGTCTGGATCGGCACGAACATCATCTACGCGAGGACTCATCAGTTCGGAGATCCGGGGCGCAACATCGTCGCGCGGCCGTTCCTGCCGACAGGCTGGACCGCCCCGCTTTCGATGCGGATAACGCGCGCCCTCAAGGCGCAGGTCAAGCAACGCGGCGCGGGCCGCTATGTGAGGTAGACGATGCCTAGTCAGGACATTCTGGAGTGGTTGTCGGACCACGGCATGACCGAGGTGTTCACCAGCAACGCCATCGACAACCCTACGAGCGGGGAGGGCGCGGTTCTGTTCCAGCACACCGCGACGGAGGCGATCCTGACCCTCCGGTTCACGTTCGTCAACGACTCGACGAACGCCGTGATCTACGCGATCCGGCTCGACGGTGTTGACGTTCTCAAGCCCGTCGCGCACCCGAACCTGACCGAACCGGTCAGCCTCGTCGTCCCGGTCGAGGTGGGTCAGACGATTCTCGTCGGGGCCCTAGCGGACCCGGACGCGAATGGGACTAGCCGCGTCGTAGTGGAGTACCTCAAGGGGTGATTCTGGCGGGAGGTCGCGGTCGTGGCTGAGACTCGGTTCGACCCGCATGTGTGGGGTTGGATAAAGAAGAACAACGGCACGACGGTGGTCTACGACCAGACCGGCGGCGACTTCAACCCCAATGTGTCGCAGGACGACGGCGCAGGCTACAAAAAACGAGCGTACTTTTCATTCGACACGTCAGCGATCCCGGCGGGTGCGACGATCGACTCGGCGGTGCTGGCTTTCAAGTTCAGCATAGTGGCAGAACCCGTCGGATTCAGCGGGACGTGGCAATTCAGCTTCTACTACGACCACGACCGGATTGGCTCTACGCTGTCGGCGGACGATTGGGGTTTCCCTGATCTAGCGGGCACGAAATCGTGGCCGTCGACGCCGTCAACGTGGGTAGAGTACGAGGCGACACTCGTAGTTGCTTCGGTCAACAAGAACGGAGACACGGACATAGAAGCGCGATGCACGGGGGCATACACCGATCCCGAGGGTCCGGTTCAGTGGAGATTCGTCGCACGGCGATCGCCGCCCATCGTGCATCATGTTTATCTGACCGTGACATACACTGTGCCAGCCGGGCTGTTCAACCGATGGAACTGGAAGCTCCCGGCTCTCCCGGGTTTCTCGTCAGTGATCGGGACCGTCGTCCTTGCGTCGGGCGACCTCCAAGTGGTCGAGCGGTTCTATCCGCGGACGGTGGAGGCGTGACATGCAGATCGTCAAGCAGAGCGTAGCGCGGGACATCCCTTGCCTCCTCATCGACCTCGACGGCTCGACGCCCGACACGGGCGTTGTCGCGGGTTCGGTGACGATTAGCTCCCGCAAGGAGGGCGCGTCGGCGTGGACCGCCAAGACCGCAACCGGCAACTGGACCGAGGTGGGCAAGGGCGCATACCTAATCTCGTGGTCGACGACGGACCTCAACACCGTCGGCCGCTTCGACTTCGTGGTGGAGGTGTCGGGCGACATCAACTACTACGGGTCGCTCGTCGTGAGTGCGAACCTCCTCGACGACCTCGCAACCGACATCGGCGCGCTCAACGACCTCGCGCTCACGGACATCCTGTCAGACTCGACGGCCTTCGCGGGAGCCAACATCGCGGCGATTGTCAGCGCGATCGCGGCACTGGAGAACATCAGCGCGGCCGACGTCGACGCGGAGTTGATCATCGCCCACGGACCGGGTAGTTGGGAGGGCGGCGGTGCCGCACCGACAGTCGCGGCGATTGCGGAGGCGGTGCACGACGTCAAGGTGACATTCAACAAGACCACCGGCGGCCTCGTAATCACCATGGCCGACGACACCCCGTTGACGTCCGTGACCATCACCGACACGGCCGGGGAGGTGACGCGCGAATGAGCCACGACCCCGTAGGGCTGATGACTGACGGCCTCGCCTCGGGCTTCAACACCTCCTTTCTCAACTACTGCCCCGTGATGGTGCGGGTCATAGGGGAGGACGGGGCGGCGATCTCCGGCGCAACGGTCACGATAGGGTCGACCGCTCTGACGACTGACGGGAGCGGTCTGATCACAGAGACTGAGTTTGCGGCCGGCGCGTATTCCTTCCTCGTCGCCGCCCCGGGGCACCGGTCCGTGCTGTCGGAGGTGACGCTCGACGGCCGGCGGGATTGGACGATCCCGCTCAAACCGACGAGTTACCCGGGCACAATTCCCGAAATGATGGACGTGGTCGACGCGCTCAAGGCCGACCTCGACGCCGACCCGACGCTCACCGCGATGGACGGATGGCAACCGTGCCCTAGGTGCTACGACTCGACAATGCCCGACCTGTTCGGTGCGGGGCTCCGCACCGTCTACGTCTGCCCTATTCCCGACGAGCACAGGGAAGGCGCGAGCGAGGGGCTACGCGCCGACGGCACCGAGACTCAATCGTTCGGGGTCTATCGGCACGTCGCGCTGTACCCGTGCGTCACGATGGCCGGCAAAGGGTCAGCGGGGCTCCTCACGGACGACGAAGGGCTCGAAGCCATGACAGTGGCGGTGACGAACCTACTGCGATACAACGACCTCGACGGCCTCGTGGCGTGGATCGAGCGACCCATCGGCGTCCAGCGCGACGTCGGCACGCAGGAGCACGGCGGGCTGTTCTATCACAAGCTCAACCGTGTTATGCTCCGCGCGTTCGTCGGGCAGGACGAGACGTAGGAGGGACCATGAAGAACACACCGATGAGTTCCATGCACGCGCGGTGGAAGTGCGAGAGGGAAGCGAAGGCGGCCAAGCCGGCCGAGCCGGTTGCGCGGGGGACGACGTCCCGTGGGCCGGCAAACGAGGACCCGGGCACGGCGGCCGAGCCGGACCCGACAGGAGAGGAGGACGATAGCTAGATGAGCGTCTCAAAGGACAACATCTGCAACGGCCCTAGCACCTGCTCGCTGAACATCGCGGCGGGCGGCCTTGTTGATGTTGGGGCCCTCGCACCCGGAGGCGTGACGATCACGCGCGAGCCGGAGATCCTCTTGATTCACCCGGAGCAGACCATGGGTCCGATCAAGGGGTATCCGACGAGCGAGTCGTATGTGATAGCGTTCACGATCTGGGAAATGACGACGCGAAACGTCGACCTCATGGTGTTCGGGGGCGACGGGAGCTACGACGCGACGCCGGCGGCGCCCGACGACTTTGGAGGCACCGACGAGTGCACCGAGGCGGTTCTGACGGTTTACGGAACCTGCCCCGGCCAGCTTCAGCGGGCGATCACGTTCAATCAGGCGATCCCCGTAGAGCCCGGCGACTGGGTTCAGTCCCGGGAAGCGGAGCACAACATCGGCGCGAAATGGCGATCTCTCTGCGACCCGGCCGACAACACGATCGGGGCGATGGAGGACAGCCTGCCCGCGTAGCCTCCTCCTAAATCACGGCCGAAGAAGAAAGGCCGACAATGGCACTGTGGCAAGAAAAACGAGGCTATTGGTGCTGTTCGGATGTAAACCTCGTCGCCGCGATGATGGTCGAGAACTACGTCATCAAGGACGGCGTGATCGACGACACGGACGCACTCCCTCCGGTTGACCTCGCGTTCGCGTACATCGAACTCGTGCCGAGGAAGATTCCGAAGAAACGGCGACGAGGCACATCCGGCAAGAACCGGCTAGTCTACACCGGGCCCAACGAGGTCCGGCGTCGAGAACTCCGCGAGTGGAAACCTGTGATCATGTTTGCACTCGCGCCGTACGAGCACTCGCACCGGCTAGCCAACGCGAAGAAAGACATGTGGTTCAACGGCACGTTGTTTAGCTCTCCCGTCTACGGCGTCCAGCACCACGCACTGATGCGGATAGTCGAGCAGATCCGGGAGGAGTTCGAGCGAAAAACCGGCCGACCGACGAGTCTCAAGAACAAGGCGTTCGCCGTGAACCTCATCGACGGCGTCGCGCGGTTGGCCCCCGAGAGGACAGAACTCTCGGCAGAAGCTAAGGAGATCCCGAGTGTCGCCATCAGAGGAGAAGAAGCCCGAATCGGAGCCCGCGGACTCATCCACAAGTAAGCCGCTGCTTCGCCGCGTTGTCGTGGAGGGAGAGGAGGGCGCAGCGTCGCCCGACACCCCGCCCGACAGGATCGTGAAGATCGAAGTCCCGCCGCCCGACGCACCGCCGGCCGGCGACGATCCGGTGATAGAGAAGAAGCCGAAGAAGAAGAGCGCATCGACGCTCAGGACCGAGCGGCTCAAGGCCGAGGTGGACGTGATCATCGAGGCCGGGACGTTCAAGGCGAAGCACGTCGCGGACCCGCTCATCATCAAGCCGATGGGCAAGTTCGTTGAGGTCGTGTCGGTCGCGTTCGCGGAGCTCATGGAGAAGGCCAAGACCCCGCCGATAGACACCTTCCAGTCTATCGTGCGCGACGAGCATCCCGACTGGCACCCCGACCGCGTCGCCGGCGTTGCGATTCAGCGGTTCGTGGCCGAGCGCGGGCAGTTGTCCGTGGTCGCGGCCGCGAAGGTGGCGGCCGAGTCGAATCTGATGTACGAGCTCGCCGGCCTCGCCGTGGAACACGACCGCGACTGGGCCGAGAAGAACCTCATGCCGGGTGAGGCCATGCGGATCACGCGGGCCGCGCTCGAGATCGGTGAGGTTCGGGACTACTTGGGGGAATCCCTCTCGATCCTCGGAACAGAGGTAGTGGAGGAGGTCGACGAGGAGGAGGATGGAGCCGAAACGCCGTCGCCGTCGGGCGTCGCGTCAGAGGTGCCGTCGTCAGACTCTACGGCCTCGGGCACGGAGGATTTGAGCAGCTAGAAGCCCGGGACGTGATCGAGGGCTATCTCACCGCCAAGGCTGTCACGAAGGAGGACACATTCCATGCCGGCGTCGCCGTTGCTTGCGGATCGACCGGCAGGATCGCAGAGCTAGCGGCGTATCTGACGGGCGGCGACCCGAACACGGTTCACGCTCCTGACGAGATCGACGCGGCCGACAAACCGGAACCCTTCCTCCGGCGCATACTCCAGACGCCCGGGGAGCACGTCGAGGTGGCTATGACACCCGACGGCCAGTACGACCTCGCGGCATTCTTCGACGACGAGGAATAGCAACGTGCCAGCTGTGGGTTTCGGTGGACAGATGGCCCTCCGTACGGCCGTCACTCTTGGCAACAAGCAGTTTCTCAAGAGCATCGACCAGATGGAGCGGCGCATGGGCGGCTTTACTGCGTTCATGCACCGCTCCTCGCGCACGATGGGTGCCGGGGCACTCGCCATAGGTGCGGGCCTCGGGCTCGCCACGAAGGCGGCCGCTGACTTCGAGCAGTCGATGGCAAACATGGACTCCGTCGCCAACACCACCGGCGCGGAGTTCGGCCGGTTGAAGCAGCTTGCGTTCGACATGAGCACGACGACGATGCGATCTGCGACCGAGGCGGCGGGGGCGATGTATGAGCTTGCGTCGGCCGGCCAACGGGCCGGGCAGATCTACTCCACGCTCCCGTCCGTGATCAAACTCGCAGACGCTACGCAGTACGGGCTTTCGGAAACGACCTCGACTGTCGTTGCCACGATGAACGCCTTTGGTCTGGAGGCGTCCGACACCGAGCGGATCGTCAACGTCATGGCGGCCTCCATCGGCGGCTCGATGGCCAAGATGGACAAGCTGTCGAACTCGTTCTCCTACATCGGGCCCGTGGCGCGATCCGCAGGACTGAGCATCGAGGAAACGTCGGCCGCGCTGATGGTCCTCTACAACGCCGGCCTTGACGGGTCGGCCGCCGGCACGACGCTACGCCGA